TCTGCATGGGGTGCAGAGGGTCGGAAGTTCGAATCTTCTCACCCCGACCAACAAAGCACAGTAATTTCAAGCATTTAGAGCCAGCGTTAGCTGGCTTTTTTATTGTCTTTTGTCGTTGATATTAGAAGAACTTCTAATATCATGCGCTTGTCTCCTTGGTTTTCGCCTTCTTTTTCTCCTTTGGAAGCTGCAACTGCACCTCGCTGACGGGTGTTTCCCTTAGCTTGATGTACGCTTCGGTCATGGCTTCGTCTGTATGGGCTGCGCCGATGGAAATTTGTTTGAGCGAGTAGCCGATTGCCTTGGCGTCGGTCATCGCCTTGGCTCTCAAGTCCTTCAGCGTGGCATTGCTGACGCCAGCGCGCTTGCATCCGCGTTCCCATGCGGTGCCAATGCCGTGGGCGGTGTAGGGCTCTCCGCGCTTGTTGCATATCACATATTCAGACTGCGCAATGCTTGGATATTTGTTCAGTGGCCAGGCCCGCTTGGCATTTTGTAGAACTTGCCAAACTTGCGGTGTCATCGGAACAAAAACCCTAGCGCCAGAAGATTTCTCAGTTTTGGTTGGCATGAATAAAATGCCATGCTCGCTGATGTCGCGCCATTTCAGTAGTCTAATCTCAGTGGTTCTTTGATAAAGCAGGTAGCAGAGGTCTACATAGCACTGCACTATTTGTCCACTACTATTGATTCTTCCATCTTTGCCAAATAAGAGTCCATCTCTAATGGCATGATATTCTTCGTCAGTAATATATCGCATGCGGCGTTTGACTTTTTCAATTGACACCTCTCTGACGGGGTTGTCGTTTCGATAGCCTTTCCTGCATGCCCAGCGGAAGAAATCTGATAGGCGGGAGTGATAAACCTCTGCCATGCGCCGCCCTTCCCATTGGTCAAGAAAGTCTGCTACGTCAACAGGCATGACTTCTCTGACATTAAATTCATGAAAGCCAGATTCGATTACTGTAGAATAGTTTAGTAACTGCTTGTTTCCAGTTTCATGGATTTTAACTCTAGCTGGTTCGGTTGGTTTTTCTGAATCGCGCTTTGCAATAACGCTCCCCATGTATTTTCTAAACGCTTGCGGAAAGTCTCCCTCATCCCCTTTTCTGTGGTTATGATCAAGAATTATTTGGGCAAGTCTTCGAGCTTCTGTTTCTCCATCTTTTATGGGGCATAGGCTATGCCATTTTTTGGCTTTGCCATCTTCAGGGTTGATTAGGCTTTCTGATGCGTATAAATAATATCGTTTTCCTTTGGGGTATATCCGAGAATTTGTCAATCCCTTGTTCTTTTGTCTTGGTCGGCTCATTTTCTTCTCGGTCGGATGCTGGGGCGAGTAGTCTTTGGATTGATATCATTCGATGGCTGTAGCAGGCCGCATTTCTTATTTAGTAAAGCTTGGTATGTTTGTTCGGTCATGATGGGGCCTGCATTGTCGCATGGGACTTCTACCCCGAAATGGCGCCTAAACCATCGTGCTTGTGCTGTTTTAGTTTGCAATCCGGTAAGGATTCGAAGTTGATTTTGATCCATTCGAATGCCTAACATTTTATGATTTTCCCTTTTTAAAAAATTAGGCCACTGTGCGGGTGGCCTGTAGTCGTTTGAGCTGGCTGCGCAAGTTATGGATCGCGCGCCTGTCGCTGGGGCTGGTTGGTATGCCTGTTCGCCGCCCGTTTGGGAGAATCAGGACGGCGTGTTTGCGCCCTGGTCTCAGCAACCCGCCGGTGGCGAGGATTGGCGCGATCAGTGCCATGACTTCCTTGTTCATCGGGTTGGCTCCTGTTCTTCTGCTCCCTGGTTTATCCACTTGTCTATGCATGACAGGCATAATCGATACTCGCCCCAGAATGAGCTATCTACCCTGGCGCGCTCGTGACGGTAGCGTTGTCCAGGCTCAATGTGATGGTCTTGCTTGCCCGTGAGAGTGAAGCAGAGGTGCCGCTTTCTGGCAGTCCTAATTTTGACGGTGCGGAGGATTATTTCCGCCTCGTCGCCCTGGAACGGGTCGTATGCAAGGTAATCCGCGTCGGAATATTTTTGCTGAATCGGGAGCTGGTCAGGGGGTGGCATGGTCTTTCCTCATAAGTTGAATGAGGATGGTCTGATTGGGGTGGCGGTAATTCAGAAGCCATGGCGGCGTTTTTACGACTCGTCCATTGTCGGTTACAAGCACGCGCGTTCCAATTTCTGGCATGTTCGGGTAATGCTCGTCGTATTCGTTGAGCAGTGCCGCCAGGCGCCCTTGCCACTCGTCCGGCATTGCTTCCAGAAGCACGCGCGGGATTGTGAGCCAGCTGGCGCGGCCAATGCTGAACCATTCGGCCAGCGCATTGTGCCCCTCAAGGTGTTGATGACCATCCATCATTCGCCTCCTTGCGCCGGCTGCGGCGCGGCCATTCGGTCCGCGCGCTCAATTTCGGCGACGAGCAGCGCGGCGGCGTTGATCCAGTTGCGGCGCTTATCCTGGCTGGGCTTCCACCATGTTTCATCCCATGGCCAAGGAGGTGGCGGGTCTCCTGCAGGATATGCAAGGGTGTGCATGGCGTAGCAGCCGGCAGCGCAAGCTAGGACGTATTCGCCGTATTGGTCATCATGCGCCGGTGTCCAGCCCTCGACCTCGATCTGCCGGCGGCGCTCGGCGGCTATCTCCTCGATCACGGATGGCAGCTGCCGGGCCGGCTGCGGCGCGGCGGAGAGTATGGTGCTCAGACCGCGCAAGACTTCCTCCAAGCCGCAAGAACATTGAATGTGTTTACCATCTTCGTCCAGGTCGAAGATGGCGCAAGTTACTCCATGTTCGCCAACGTCCCGTATGAAGCGATGTGCCTTTCCTGCCACGTCGCGCCACTCGTCAGACAGAACCGGCGAGGGCTGCGGCGCGTCACCATATACTAGCGGACGGATGGTGACGTCACCGCCGCGGCTTATCCAATGTGCTGCTTGTTCCGCGGCGGCAGTTTTGTGCCGGGTAATGGTTTTATGCTGGCCATGAGAGGGGTTGTTTGTGGCTACCTCATATGCCACTGCCTCGCCGTTCTGCTCGGAGGCTTGCTGCGCGGAGATGCCCAGCGCCCGCATTGCCAGCTCGAAGAACTTGTCGAAGAACTTCGGCGTCAGGTCGGCATAGTCTGGGCGCTCGTCCATCGGGAAGCCGATGACCTCATCCAGATAGCTTGTCAGCGCCTGGGTGCCATCGTGGACTGCCTGGTAGTCGTCTTCATGATGGCGGCGCACCAGATCGGGATCGCAGCCGCGAATAGCGGCGATGATGTGCCGACACAGCAGATCATGGTTGTGCGCCTTCATCGCGCCATCGCGTCGGCCCTTGGCATTGCTCATCAGGTAGTGGACGCAGTCGCGCTCCATGCCGACGAACAGCGCCCGCTTGAAAAGGGTCCACGCCGACACGATGACAGCGCGCTCGGCATCCGCCAGTTGGGTAAGGGTTTGTACTTCAGCCATTGTTGACACTCTCCAAATAGACTGCGTTCATTGCTGCTGCGTAGCCGTCTGAGTAGCCGCGCAATCCGGCCATTTGCTCCGGCGTGAAGTCCAGGCCGTCTACTCGGTTGGTTACGAGCTGCATGATTGCGAAGCTCCACTCGGTTTTTGTCTCGACAGCGTGTGTTTTCAGCATGTACTCGTCTGCTGCGCCTCTGAATTCCTCATTCAATTTGGCGTGCATTTTTTCCAATTTGCTCTGTCTTGCCATGGTCACTCCTCTGCTTTCTGGCGCGCGGCGATCATCATGTCGGCGTAGGCCCAGCGCCAGGCTATGTAGCGGCCGATGTCGCGCTGTCGGTCCCATTGCTCAGCGGCCGTTCGTGCGCGGGCCATGTGATCAGCCAGAGCTGCCACTTCGGGGTGGACGTCCTTCACGTCCAACCAGTCGCCAAGGCCTTCCAGCTGCTGGCGCAGTTCCTCGCTATTCAGCTCGAACTTGCTGGGGATGCTCGGGCGCTCGCGGTCCGGCTTCCATTCAAACCAGGCAGGGATATCTGCCGGCGCCTGGGCTGCAAAGTAATCGCGCAGTTCTGTGGTCATGGTCAAAACTCCGTGGTGGCGAACAGTTGGGGGAACGTCTCACTGGCATCGACCAGCTGCTGCAGGCGTTGGCGGAAGCTGATGGTTGGGCTGCGCCTGTCGTCGTCGATATGGAACTGCTTGGCGTCCAATTCCTGCGCGTTCAGCTCCTGCACATTCTCGAAATCCTCCGGCAAGGCGATTTCCCCGTAAAACTGGATCGCGTCCTCTTTGCAGCGCGCTGCGACCCAATCGCAGTCGTTCATTTCGAACACGTAGACGCCGTTGATGTGGTTTTTTGTCAAGGTTCACTCCTCGCCCTGGCGGGCATTAGTTGGCGCCAAGCAATGCTTGCGGTGGCGTTGATGTGCCGTGCATGGCGTGGTGCAGCTTGACCCTTTCGCCGGCCTCTCTGCCTGCTCGATATGCGGCGTGGTCTTGGCTTGAAAAGTCTCGACCTTCGTTGCGGTCGCGGCCGGCCAATTCCTCGATATCGCTGTATTGCTTGCGCATGTAAGCCCCCAGGGCGTCGCTCTTTCTCTCTGGCGCGATTTGTTTGGCTGTCTGATACACCATCCTTACCCAGCCATCGCAGAACAGATCCGCGCGGCGGGTTTTGCTTGCCCTCCGTAAGTAGCGGCATTGTTCTTCAATGAAGCGCAGGCGCTGTGATTTCAGCTGTCTGAGAAGAACGGTGAAAGCGTATTTTGCAATCTCGGCGCTGACCTCTTCTCCGACAAAAGTCCATTGCCCTTGGGATGTGCGGGATGGGAAAAACAGGATTTCGCAGCCGAAGGCTTCCGCCATGGCCATGGCCAGCCCGCTTTCGTAGTCTGCTGGCCTTCTCTTGGCGCTGGCTTTGGCGTGGATTTCCTTGATTTCGGCGATCTGGATATCGCTATCCGTTACGCCGAACTTGTTCATGAGCACCCTGGCTTGCTTGAGGGCGGTTGCTGCCTCGTGTTCATTGGCGCTTTTTGAAAGCGCGAGGCATTTCCTGATCTTCGAGATTGCGGATTTCTTGTCCATCTTTACTCCAGCGGCAGCGCGCCTTGATCCGGCGCCCCTGGTGCAATCAGGTCGCGGGCCTCGGCGATGATGGTTTGATGGGATGGCGAGTCGGCGACACACATTGACACGCCATCGGGGAATGAAAAGCCGCCATTACGGCGGCGGTGTACGCGCTGGCCGGCGAGGTGTTTCCAATCGCCTTCGGCGCCGATGACGAAAATCGTGTCAAAGGGCAGCGCGCGGGCGTCTTGGGCTGCTGCGGCCAGCTGCTCGCTGGTGCCTGGCGTCATGAGGCATGTTGCGGGTAGCTGTGCATCACGCCATCCAGCTGCAGCGCGTTCGGACTGTTGTTGAACACGAAAACCGTGGGGTGCTTGTTGGATGTGCTGGTGCGAAGGCCGCGGCGTCGAGCCAGCTCCTCAAGCTCGTTCAGTCGTATGCCTGCGACGATGGCCTTGATGTGTGCGCAGGGTTCTGGCGTCGATGCCAGGTAGACCATCTGTCGTTCGACGGCGGATCGGGGGTGGTTGTTGATGTCGTGCAGCAGTTCCACGAACTCGGCGCAGTCGCGCTTGATCTGCTCTTGCGCGTCCTGTATCGCGCAGGCCTGGCTGGTGATGGTGGCGAGAATATCCATCATGCCCCCTTGATATGGCGGCAGCGCCTGCCGCGCTGCGCTGGTTGTTGTGGTTGCCCTGCGGCTATTGCTACGCCGGCCAGCGTGGCCTTGCTAATCACCACGCCCAGCAGAATCGGCAAAATCATTGGCTTCTCCAGTAAACGGCGGGGCTGTTGATCCTGTCGCCTGTGCGCCTGGTGCTGATCATGTGGAGCAGCATCAGCTTGCGGACGACGCGCCGGCCTTGGGAGGCGTTCAGCTTGCCGCCTGTCAGATCCAGCAGCTGCTGGAATGAGTAATGCTTGCGCGGCTGCATGCCCTGGTAGATCAGTTTTTGCATCTCGCTAAGCTGATCCGTGGCCGGATTGGAGATCCTGCAGCTGGCCAGCAGCTCAGCCATTCCGGCCAGTGGCGGGATGGCGTGACGCGGTGGTGTGCTGATGGTTGGCGTCATCGCGGTATCTCCATCGCTTGTACGTCGCCGTTGGCGATCAGCAGCCGGGCGGACAATTTCAGCAGTGCGATATAGCTGTCCGGGTCATTCAGCCGTAGCTCGGTTTCGGTGGCGTTGATCAGGGCTGATTGCACCAGCTGGCCAGGTGTGATGGCGGTGCCGTCATCCAGCGTCAGCTGCATCAAGGCGGTTTCGCGGGCGAAGTCGCGCAGGGTCCGCTCGATGGCGGGTGCTGCGCGCTGGCCGATAATTTCGGTCTGGATGGTCATGCGGTGGCCTCTTCATGGCGGATGGCGGTGGCGACGCTGTCGAGTATCTGGTTCCAGACACGCAGGACGCGGAAGCCAGGCATGCCGGCGAACTTGGGATGCGCCATCGCCTCTTCGTACGTCAGGCCCAGCTCTTTCATTTCGGCCAAGTCGCGGCCGGTGGTGGCGGCGTCGTGGCGCGGCATGGTGATCGTGCCTCTGATGCGGTGGGCGCGGTCCTGGAAAATGGTGGTGTCCACCAGCGCCTTGCCGTTCTTCGCTACCGGGCCGAAATGTTCGTTCATCCAGATCACGGCCGGGGCATCTACCAGATCCATCATCATCACCATGCCGCTGGTGGTGTCCGTCAGTTCGTCGCCGCCGGCCACGATGATGTGCAGCAGCACGTCCACGCCATTCATGCGCAGGAATTCGACGGCGCCGGAGGTGGCCAGGTAGTTCATCAGCGGCAGGAAGCCATTGCTGCCTACGTCGATCACGGCGTCGTGGTCGCTTTCGATCAGTTGCGCGATCAGGTTGTCAAAGTTGCGCGGGTTGATCTGCATGCTCTCGTCCAGCAGCTCAATGGGGATCGCGCCCAGCGAGCGGGTGCGGCTGAGGGTGCGGTTTACGGCGTCGGTGTCGTAAGCCGCCGCCGTGCCCTTGAGGTGGCGCAGGGCTTGGGTCAGGTCGCTGGCGGCTTTGCTCTTGCCGACGCCGCCCTTGCCCTGGGTGATGATGTGGGCGGTGCGAGTGGTCTGGTTCTTCATTGTGCTATTTCCATTCAGGTGGGTTGTCGCGGGCCTGCTGCCATTGCTCTGCAATGCTGGACGGCTGGCGGATGGGTTGTTGTGTTCGCGCTGCTGCAGCCGGCGCTGCTGGCTGGCGTTGCGCTGGCGCGGGGGTTTGGGTCGTTTCATGTGATGCCTTTCTGAGCTGGCGGCGGGCGCGATATAGCGCGTTGCGCAGCTCGTCCAGCGTCATCTGGATGCCGGCGCCGGCCAGCGCGTTGAGGATGTCGGTCTGGCTGATGCCGCGGCGCATGGCGTCTTCAATGTCGGGCAGCAGCTGGCGGATGCGTGCCGCTTTGCTCTCGGCTGTAGGCTGCGGCCGCAGGCTGTTGAGCTGCTGCCGCGCCTGCTCATTACTGGCTAATGTGTTGCTCATTTGGCGCTAATGTCCTGCTCATGGCTTGCTCATTTCATGCTCATGAGCAGCGCGGGCAAAAAAATCAGCCAGGCAGTTTGATCACAAGGAAAACCGGCTGGCCGTTGCGAAAGTAGGGGGCTTTGATAATCCAGCCGCCCTCTCGCAGGTGCTTGGCGGCGTCGTCGGTCATATCTGTTATTTCCATGGACATGCTGTTTCTCCTGTCGGTTAGCGGTGAACCACTTGTCAGCGCCCTGGTGCAAGGCGCTGGGAGGTGGTGCCAGCTCAGTCCCATCCGTTGGCGGTGTCGGCGCGCAGATGCATGCGTTCGGCGCGGTCGTTGAGGCGTTGCCGTGTTCGGTTTTGCCGGGCCGCCAGCGTGGCGGGCATGACTGGCGGGACGACGGATCGCAGGAAGGCGTCACGGCTGCGAATGATGGCCGTGGCCGCTTGGGTGAGTGCTCGTTGCATGGTTTGCCTCGGGTTGTGTAATGGCAGTGCCCTCTGCCGGTCGGCGGTTTCAGAGGTGCGCGCGGTATTGATCGGCGCTGCCGGAAGGCTGGGCACTGCGATGGAGGCTCCGGTGGGGAAAAGGCTGCTCGCGACGCTGCTTTTCGTGGAGCCTCCATCGCAGTGCCGCCTGGTGGCGGTCTGCTTTCCATGCGGTGCGCTGCGGTGTTACGTGCAGGGCTGGCGCGTCGTCATCTGCGGTTTAAGGCCGGTGCCATCGTCTTTCGCTTTCGACTCGCTCTACTCGCTACCGGACGCGCATGGGCGCGCTGCATGGGGTTGTTGGTTGCCGCGTCGGAACGGACGCGGCTACGTGTTCGTGGGTTGTTAAAGAGCGATTAAGTGAGCTTAATTTATTCGATAAAAAAATTTCAGTCAACTTAAATTTTTAAAGTTGGCTTAACCTCCCACTTGCTGTTTAAGTGAGTGGCGAGCAACGTAGGTTTTATGAATCGGTTGACTTCTTTGTCTGTACTTAAGGACAGTTTAAGTATTTGTACTTAGGAACTTCTTTACGGACGTGGCGATAAAATCGCGGCATGACACAAAAGCAAAAAGCACCGCTCAGGGTGCCTTCGTCCGTGAAAATGCAAGTTAAGGAACTGATCAGGATTGCTTCGATGCCGCGTCGGGTGTCGGGGGTATTAGCGCCTCCCCGCGTTGGGAGTGTATGACTTGATCGTGTTCCGAAGAAAAGCCCACTTCCTCGTCATGCGGTAAGTGGGCTTTTTTTTTACGCAGCGTCAGGGCTGGGCCATGCCGCCATAAGTAGGTGAGAATTTCCGTTATGGTATTACCGGCACTTTCCCGCTCATTGCGCAGAGACATGCCCATGGGGGTGGAGAGCGCCCCGGTGGTGAGTCGATAGGCGAGGGCGTCAAGTTGGCTAGTCAGTATTTGCCGCTCAGCCTCCGGCCAGGCGGCTAGCATGTCGGCGCTGGGCAGGTTCCAGTAGAGCTTGTCGCCGATGCGCATCACCACGCCGACGCATTCCATATCGTCACTGGCAAGGTCGTACTGCCAGAATACCTGCCATGAGGTAGCCCGGATCAGCGGTTGCTGGTCCGTTTCCGGAGTGAGCCGCTTGCTGAGTTTGTCAGCCAGTTTCGACGCTTTTTTGCTCATGCGACCTTGCCTTTGATCCATTCCGGATCGCTTCGGGCTTCAATAAATCGGCAGGCTGCTTCCCGGTCTTTACGTTTGAGAAGGTCGCCCCACCAATCCATGATAGTGCCTTTCGTCTGCCGCCAGGCAGAGTCTGCGACGCGGTGGCTTTCTTCAATCGCCCGCGCGGCGGCTTTGTCGGGTACGCCGCCATAAGCCAGCTGCAGCAGCTTGTTGTGCAGGTAGCCTGCTGATTCCAGGCTTTCTGGCGTCCAGTCCTGTCCGCCTAGTATATCGGCATAGTCAATCAAGGCAAATTCATTGCCTTCTAGCCAGAGCAGGTTGCCGGCATTTGCATCGATGTTCTGCAGCCATTGATGAAACGCAATGGCATAGGGTAGCTGGTCCCACTGTTGCACGCGTTCCCGCCAGACGATGGCGTCCGCTTCGCTCACCAGCGTCAGTTTGCTGTCGTGCAGCTCCTCTGTTGCCCAGGTGGGATACAGATCGTCGTCACTGCCAGGCCATTTATGTTCCGGGAACAATTTACGGAGCTTGCGGACGTGCATCAGCAGGATGAAGGCGCGCGGGGCAGTGGTCAGCCCGCAGGCCTTGGCAAGCAAATAGCCGGCGACTTCGTTGGCAAGTGCTTTGTTGTCCGAGGGAAAGGCTTTGACGTAGGCCGTAAGAGTAGAGCCGTCCGGCGCTCGCAATTCGGCCCGATGTACGCAAGAGGAATAGCCGTCAATTCGCCGCGCTGCGTGCAAGTGATGGCCTGCACCGAGCAGGGTAATACTCATTGATTTTCAGACAATAAAAACAACAGATTGGCGATGGTAGCAGCCAGCGCAGGGCTTGGCGACGAGTTGATGAAATGTTCCAGGTTGTCGCGCAGCCGTCCCGGATCGGCCTGGTTTGGCGCCGGGTGGGGGGAGTCCATCCAGCCGCTGGCCAGGCCCAACGATTTCTCAATGTGCCGCGCGAATTGGTGCCCCATCCGGCCGCGGCCGCGCAGGTATCTGGATAGTTGGGATTCGTCTCGATCAAGGGCCGTGGCGAACGCTTGCTGGCTGGGGTAGTTGCCCGCAAGCGTCGTCAGGTTTTGGCGGCGAATGGCGAAGATATCCATGGCTGGATGCTGTCGCATCTAGGCTCAGGGAGGAATGACGCGGGAAGTCAATTCGCGTCAAGATCGCCGTTTTTATCGCTATCAGTTGGTTTGGGGTCGAGATTTAGCCCGCTTGGATTGCTCAATCGACTGCCAAGTTTCTTGGCTGTGTCCAGTCCTTGGACTCCCATGTCCCTAGCTTCAGGTGCGATGCCGAGCCGATTGGTGATCATGCGCAGGCTAGATATCAAGTTGGCATCAAGTGACTTGGCGAGCCAGGCGCGATAAAGATCGTCAAGAAGGGCTTGTAACTCATCTGGAAGGCCCGCTTGCGTGCTGGGAGTGTTCGGGGTCTTTGGGCCTGTGCCGAACATCAGCCACTCAGGGGCAACTTTCAATACCTTGGCAGCCTTTAGCAGGTTTTCCCCGGTAATGGTTTTCGTTGTGCTGTTGGTCCATTGCGTTATCGCCGCAGGCGCAACGCCAACGCGCTTGGCCAGGTCGCTGGGCTTCAGCTTCTGTTCGTCTAGGCACTGTTTCAGCCTGATATTCCAGGATTCCATGTAAGCCAGCTTAATTGAGGATTGAGTAAGCATGTTGAATCCTTTCTTTAAGTGTGCTTAAATGCGTCCATGGATCATATAGACATCATCAGAAATCTTGGGGGTGTTAGTGATGTTGCTTTGATTTGCGGCATCACGCCTTCCGCCGTTTCGCAGTGGAAAGAGTCGGGTATCCCGCGTCCTTGGCTCATGTTTTTTAAGGCGGCTTTCCCTTCTGAGTGCGGTTTGGATGCAGCACCAAATTTCCGTCAACCGCTGATGGCATCGAAGCCATGATTTCCCCACGTCCTGCGGTTGCTGCGCAGGGCGTCTTGGCCGGTCAGTCCGGCATTTTTTATTCGTTTGCCGGTGTCTCCCGGCTGAGCAAAATATAGCGAGGTTCCAAATGAATGGCATGCGGCATATTCCACATAAAACCTGGATCGGCGTGGTGCGCGATGCGGTCCAGCTATGGCGACAGCGCGAGCGTTGGACGCTGGAGGCGGTGGCGGATCAGATAGTGGCGCACTACTACGAATCCGGCGCGGATGGCGTTTGGTTGGTTGAGTTCCAGCGGACGGCATCTGGCCGTGATCCCATGCGCGCGCTCAAGACCAATGCAGAGCGCGTTGCACGTTGGTTGGACGACCAAACCAAAGACACATCGCTGCTGCCGGCAAACTTGCTGCCGGTTGTGCTGGGCGCGTTGCCTATGGACCTGCGCTTGGCCTGCGTCACTGAAATGATGGGGCCGCTGGGCTTTGATGTGGCGATTGCCAAGCCCGGCATTCCCGATGCTACGCATGCGGCATTGGTAGCTGCGGCGGCGAAGGAGGCGGGCGAAGCGGTGGCGGCATTCAGCTTGCTGGCTGACGGTATGAGTCAGCCGGTTCTGATGCGGGCGAAAGTGGAGCTGGAAGAGGGGCGCGCGGCCTTGTGCGACGCGATCAATCATGTTGACGGCCTGCTTACGGAAAAGCGCCATGAAACCCGTCTCCGTAGCTGACATGCTGCTGGCCCGCGCCGATTGGCGTGCGAGAGTGGCCAAATCCGAAGACAAGAGGACCGCGCGTCGTCGTTACCTGGACTTGTTGCTGCGAAGACTGGAGCTAGCTGCCGATGGTCGAGTGGATCAAGGAAAGCGGTGATGTCCGCCGCGATGCGGCCTACGTCGCTTTGCTGCCTACGTTGGCGATGCGTCGCAGGGAGTTGCAGCGCTTAGGCTTGGTTCATGGCGATGGACATCGCTGGAATGTAGAGCGTGCGGTTAAAGAAGATTGGGCGGGGCGCGAGGCTGGATTGCCGCCGCTGCCTTTGAGCGTGATGGACAATCCCCGACAGGCGGCCTTGTCGGCTGTGGGGGGTAAGGGGGGCTTATGGTAATTACGGATGCTGAGCTGGATGCGCTACAGGGCTTGCCATTGGGGGCGCAGATACTCTACTTGCGTGAGATTCGCCGGTATATGGATTACGCGACGGGTGTGACGGGTATAATGCGGCGCATCTCTTGGGATGGGTTGCGCGAAGTATTGGAGGTCGAGCCACGCCCGGGTATTGCGCGCTCGCTCCCTTCCAAGCAGCAAGTACGACGCTTGGCTGAATGGCTTGAGCGAGCGGGTCTTGTTCGTAATATTTCTGATATGGCGGGAAAGCAGTTGATTTTTCGCTTACCTTTGGCCATGTCGGATTCGTCCGTCCAAATAAAAGCCGACACAAACCCGACACAAACCCGACACAGCAAACCCGACACAAACCCGACACAGCTAGAACCCAATAACGACCATGGTTTCGGCGGTATTGGGGATGAAAAGCCGGCTGGCCATGGACATGTGGCTACCCCCGAAAAGCCGACACACATCCGTTATCCGTTATCCGGTGATATTGATGATGATACAGGCGCGGGAGAATGGCTTGAGGGAGAGGGCTGGCCTGCGGCACAGCAATCCAATGCGCAGCCGGATGGGTCTGCAGCCGTAGTGGCGATGTTCCGTGGGCTGCTGGGCGAAGACGCTATGCCATCCCGTCAGTTGATGGAGGCGTGCTCGACGGTGGCTGCCGTTGCGCAAATGCGGCCGGTGACGGAGGCGGAGCTGAAAGCCGCCATCCTGACGGCGCGTGGCCGTGGCGTGGTCAACATTGCGCCGTATGCGGCCAAGATCATTGAAAACGCCTCACTGGTCGCCGGCAAGGCGCGGCGACCTGGCGCTGCGATGGCAGGTGGGGATGCCGCAATGGCCTATCTGCAGGAGGTGTTCGGTGCGTGCGCATAGTGCATTGCCGGCGAGGCCTGCCGGCCAATCGGCGGTCAGCGAGTCGCGCCAGCTGGCGAACTATGTGCTGGCCAGGATGAAGGGATTGTTCCCGGATCGGTTGACGAAGAAATTGCCATCGATGGAGCTGGTGCAGCTGTTTGTGGCGACCCTGGCGGATGAAATGGAAAGGCGCGGCATTACGCGGGACATGGTGGAGGCTGGTTTGCGGCGCATTGCCTCAGAGTGCGAGTGGCCGCCGATTGATGTGCCGGTGTTTCTGCGGTTCTGCATGCCGGTGCGTGACTATGAGGCGGCATTCAGGGAAGCACAGCGGCTGGCGAGTATGCGCCACCAGAAAATGGGCGGACAGCCAGAAGATTGGAGCCACCCTGCAGTTTATTGGGCCGCCAGCCGATTCGGTTGGTTTGAAATGAGAAACTCCTCATGGCAGGCGGCATCGGCACGTTGGGTGGCAGTGCTGGATGAGGTATTGACGTGGCGACAGTGGCCGAAGATTGATCGCGTGGCGATTACGGTCGAGGGCGGTTTGCAGACAAAGGCGGTGCAACGGCGAGAATTGGCCAACATGCGCCAGATACTGGCCGGCGCTGTGGCTGGTGGAGCGGCGGCGCCGGGGTTTGAGCGCGATCGCGTGGTAGAATAGCGACTACAAAATAAGCCCGGCATGATCGGGCTAGGGGAATTCTCCGCAGCAAATCAAGGGGAGTTCACAAGATGTTCGATGTTGTTCGTAAGGCAGATTTTCCTGAGTACCTGTTCGATCGTTTCCGTAATTGGGGAGCGGTCCAGCGGGGGAGTTATCAGCCGGGCCGTGCCGGCGGATTGGAAGGGAAATACCGTTCGTGTCGTTGCGAGGGTTGCTATGAGGATGAGTCGCCATGCGGCTCATGCATTCGTGAGGCGCAATCTCAGCCGCTCCTGATGCTGGACACGGCGGATGCGGAATTGATTGAAGCTGCCTGGTCTATGTTGCCGGTATCTCGCGTGGAAAAAAAACTGCTGCGCGGGTATTTCTGCAACCGGACGTCAGAAAGCCGTTTGCTGAAGGATACGGGCGTGGACGGCCGGAAGTTCTGGTATCTCATGCTGCGTGGTGCCAAAGAAGTGGAGCAGCAGGCCCGAATCATCGCTTGCAGATCGAAAAGATCGTCGTTAGTATCTCGACCACAATCTGTTCAAACCGCCGCATGGCGTTCAGAAAAGGTGGCGTAGGCCACCTTTGTCGCGCCCGGAAGAAGCCCAAGCTCACGCTTGGGCTTTTTGTTTTTCAGCGGAATGAGTAGTTGTGGTTTCTTCTCTGTCAGGTGTGACGCGCTTTGACGCCCCGGCTTAACGGCTGGGGCGTTTCTTTTTGGAGGCGCATATGGGCGTGGTGAAGGTATCGGGCTATAGCCGGATCGGGCAGGAGATCGCTGGTCGGATTGAGCGGCCAACAGCCAAGGCGCTGACACGGACGGCGGCGGATGTGAAAGCCGCCGAGGTGGCAGAAATGAGCCGGGTGTTTGATCGGCCAACGCCCTACACCTTGCGAGGTGTCTACATGCGCGGGGCGTCTGTGGACAAGGGGCGTGACTATGCCGAGGTGTGGCTGAAGGACTTTGGCGGCAAGGGCGGGGCGGCTGCGGTGTACTTGAAGCCGCAGATCGAGGGCGGCGGACGTCCGCTCAAGCGGTTTGAGCGGGCATTGCAACGCGCCGGGGTGTTGCCGGCGGGCATGTATGCAGTGCCTGGTCGGGATGCTGACCGGGACGCCTACGGCAATATGTCCCGCGCTCAGATCGTGCAGATCCTCAGCTACTTCAATGGGCTTCATGACAGCACGCAATGGATGAGCGACAGGCGCAAGAAAACGCTGGCAAGGGATGGGAAGCGGGGGAAAGGCTTTACCTATTTCGTGCTGCACCAGCGGAAGAACAAGCTGCCGCCGGGCGTCTATAAGCGGCTGGACTATGGCCATGGCCAAGTGGTGATCCGCCCGGTGCTGATCTTTGTCCGTCAGCCAAGGTACACGGCCCGATATCGGTTTCACGATGTCGGCGGCCGGGTGGTGGCGGATCGCTTCCCCGTCCATCTGCGGGTGGCGTGGGGCAGCGGCCGGTAGGGCAACGGGTCCTTCCTGGGTGGGGGTGGCCTACGGGTGTTCGATCCCCGATACCGCGCCAGGCACTGAACTCCTGAGCTAACTAAACTGTTTAGCCTGTTTAGTCCTTAACTTTCAATTTTCTCTTTAAAAAACCCATGAAACCAGAGATCAAGAAAAGCGAGTTCGCCGCGCTGCTCGGGGTCTCGCGTGGCTACATTTCGCAGCTGGCAAAGGCCGATAGGCTAGTCCTATCGGCTGATGGCAACTTGGTTGTGGTCCAGCCCTCGCTGGAGTTGCTGGCGAATACCGCGTCAGCTGAGAAAGCTGGCGTTTCGGCGCGGCACGCGCTGGAGCGCTGGAAAGGCGGCGGCCATGGCATGACGGTTCAGGAGTCGGCGCAAGCCCTGCAGTCAACGGGCCAGGATATGGCGCCAGCCGTTGCGCCGCCGGCGCCGATGCCATCGGCCCGCGAGGTCAATCTCTTTGCTGGCGTGGACTTGAGCAACCCGATGGCCGCCTACAACGCGGCGCGGGCCTCGAACGAGATCAAGCGCGGGCACCAGATCGACATCGAGCTGGCCAAGGCTCGCGGCGCGCTCATATCCCACGATGTCACGGTGAAGCTTGTGGCCGACCTGGCCGCGTCAACGCGGGCGGCGTTTGAGCGCATCCCTGACCGGATAGGCATTCGGATTGCGGCAGAAACCGACCCGCATGTGGTTTACGCGCTTTTGGAGGAGGCAATAGACGAATGCTGCGAAACGCTCAGCAAGCAGACGGCGGAGCTGGCTAGCAAACTGACCCTTTGAGGAGATCACGATGGACATGAGCATCTACGAGCGCCAGGCGCTTGATGCAGTCACGTCCGCGTGGTCTGCAGCTTTCTCGCCGCGGGTGCGGATGCTGGTGAGCGAATGGGCGGACATGCATCGCGTGCTGACCAGCGCGGAAACCTCGATGCCCGGCCCATGGCGTACCGGCGTGGTGCCGTTCATCCGTGAAATCATGGACAGCCTCAGCGCCGGCAGCGGCGTCGAGACCGTGGTGTTCATGAAGCCGACGCAGGTTGCGGGCACCGAGAGCTTGATCAACTGGACCGGCTACAGCATCGACCAATCGCCGGGGCCGATGATGGTGGTGCAGCCGACCATCGAGCTGGCCGAGCTGTGGTCGAAACAGCGCCTGGCCAACATGATCAGCGGCAGCGAGACGCTGCGAGCCAAGATCCCGCCGGCGCGCAGCCGCGATGGCGGCAATACCACGCTGCTGAAGGAATACCCCGGCGGCGTGCTGCGGATGAGCGGCGCCAACTCCGCCATCAGCCTGCGCTCCATGCCAGTGGGCAAGCTGGGGCTGGATGAGGTGGACGCCTACCCGGACGATCTGGACGGCGAGGGCGACCCGATCGGCCTGGCGCTGGAGCGGACCAACAACTTTCCGCGCCGCAAAATCTATATGTGCTCGACGCCGACCGTGCGCGGCGCCAGCAATATCGAGAAGTGGTTCGAGCGCAGCGACCAGCGCCGCTACTACGTGCCATGCCCGCATTGCCTGCACAAGCAGCATTTGCGCCATCAGCAGTTCCGCTACAAGTTCGAGGAGGGGCGCGATGGCGACCCGGACGCGCTGACGGATGCCGTGTATGTCTGCGAGTCCTGCGAAGAGGAAATACCGGAGCATCACAAGACATGGATGCTGGAAAACGGCGAGTGGGTCGCCGCGTATCCAGACCGCAAAATCCGCGGCTATCACTTGAACAGCTATTACTCGCCGGTTGGCCTGGGGCGGACGTGGAAAGAGCGCGCGGTTCAGTTCGTGCGGGCCTCGAAAGACCCGGTAGAGCTGAAGCGATTCATCAACACGGCCTTGGCCGAAACCTGGGAGGATCGCGCCGCCAGCGTCAAGTTCAATGAGCTGATGCAACGGGTGAAGCCGTACCGGCAACGGATGATCCCTGCCAGCGTGCTGCTGCTGACCGCTGGCATCGATACCCAGGATGACCGGCTGGAATGCTACGTGTGGGGCTGGGGCCGCGATCAGCGTTGCCACTTGATCGACCGCATCATGCTGTATGGCGATCCGGCCGAGGTGGGGACGCCAGAACAGCCCAACGTCTGGCAGCGGCTGGCTGACGTGCTGAACGGCAGCTACCGCAATCTGTTTGGCGTGGACATGCACATCGAGGCCGCCGCGATCGATACGGCGGGCCACCGCAGCCAATACGCTTACCGCTTCGTCCGCAACTGGAAAGGGCGGACGCGCCTGTTTGCCGTGATCGGCCGGGCCAACAAGCCATTGATCAGCCGGCCCTCCTCTGTCGATGTAGAGGACGGCGGCGCCATGCTCAAGAACGGCCTTAAGCTGTGGACGGTTGGGGTGGATCACGCCAAATCGACGCTGTTCAGCTGGCTGATCGCTGACCGGCAAGCATTCGAGGAAGGGGGAGAGCTGTTCGTCAACTTCCCGGACGATTTGGACGAAGATTTCTTCCAGCAGCTGACGGCCGAGGTGTACGACTCGGTCAACCGCAAATGGAAGAAGCGGACAGGGCAGGTGCGCAACGAGGCGCTGGACTGCTGGAACTATGCCTACTTTGCAGCCTGCGCGCCGCCGTTGCGCATCCAGAATGCGCAGCCGGCGGATTGGGACCAGCGCGAGGCGGTGATGCAGCCGCGCGTGCTGGACCTGTTCGGCGCCAGCGGCGGCAATGCCGCTGCACCGCCTGCAGCCCAGCCAGAAACCGAAACACGCCCCGCCATGAGCGGGGCTTCTTCATCTCCGGCCGCTGATGGCGGCTGGCTGGACGATGTCAGAGAGGATTATTTATGACCACCTGGACGCTAGAAAACCTGCGCGCCTTGGAAGATGCGATCGCCAGCGGCGAGCTGGAAATCTACCGCGACGGCATGCGGGTGCAATACCGCTCGATCGCAGAGCTGCAGCGCGCCTATGACATGGTGCGCAGCCAGCTGGAACGGACAGGGCAGCTGCAAACGGCCGCTTCTTCTCTGCCGTCCGTCACCTATGCCGCATTCACTCGGGACTAAGCGATGAACTGGCTCGACAATCTGATCGGCGCAGTCATGCCAGAGCGCGCGGTTCGCCGTTGGCAGGCCCGCCAGGCGCTGGGAGAAATCCGGGCGTATGAGGGGGCCAAGCGCGGGCGCCGCACGGCTGGCTGGGTCACCAGCGGCAGTTCGGCCAACGCGGAAAACCAGATGGCGCTGCCCACGCTGCGCAATCGCAGCCGCGATCTGGTCCGCAATAACCCTTGGTGCAAGAAAGCGCTGGAGTCGTGGACCGGCAATGTGGTCGGCTCCGGCATCCGCTGCAACCTGGCCAGCCACAAGAAGCTGGGCAAGGCCTACAAGCGCTGGGCAAACAGCCGCAAATGTGATGCGGACGGCCATCTCAACCTGTACGGCCTGCAGGCGCTTGCCGCGCGGACCATGTGGGAAAGCGGCGAGGTGCTGGTGCGCGTGCGCTGGCGCCGGCCGCAGGACAAGCTCGCCATCCCCTTGCAGTTCCAGGTGCTGGAGCCGGACTACTTGGACAGCGACAAGACGCAGGATCTAGACAACGGCGGGTACATCCTGTCCGGCATCCAGTTCAGCGTGATTGGCCAGATTGAGGGCTATTGGCTGTTTGACCGCCATCCCGGCGAGATCGGCCGGCTGTCGCGCTCGCTGCAGTCCAAGTTCATTCCCGCTGAGGAGATCATCCATTGCTTCCGCAAGACGCGGCCCGGCCAGGTGCGCGGCGTGCCGGAGCTGGCGCCGGTGATCATGCGGGCGCGCGATCTGGACGACTACGAGGACGCCGAGCTGACGCGGAAAAAAGTCGAGGCTTGTTTCAGCGTCTTCATCACCAGCGGCGACAGCGGCAATAGCAGCATCGGCGCCGTGGAGCGGGAAGACAAGCCCGCCGGCCGCATGGTGGAAAAGATCGCGCCAGGCCTGATCAAGCGGCTGGGCATGGGCGAGTCGGTGTCGTTCGGCCAGCCCACGCCATCCGGCGGTTATCCGGATTACACCCGCGACCAGCGCCGCGCGTTGGCGGCCGGCGGCATGGTCACTTACGAGATGCTGACCGGCGACTACAGCCAGGTGAACTACAGCAGCTCGCGTGCCGGGCTGCTGGAGTTCCGCCGCAATGCCGAGGGCTGGCAGTGGCTGACCTTCATCCCTGGCCTGTGCGAACCGATGGTCGAGCTGTTTCTGAAAGCCGCCGCGCTGAAAGGCTTGGGCGAGCTGGAAGACGATTTCGAGCTGGACTTCACCACGCCGCGCTGGGATTGGGTGGACCCGGTCAAGGACATGATCGGCGAGCTGCTGGAAGTCGCCAGCGGCGCCAAGTCGTTGTCCGAGCTGGCACGCCGCCGCGGCGTCGATCCGCAAACCATGTGGCAGGAGCTGGCCAAGGACTACGCGGAGCTGGCCAAGCTCGGCATTCCGATCAATCTGAACAACCTGATCGCCATCGGCGCCGAGACCGACCCGCCAGATCCAGGCGACCCAGCAGACAGCAAGCAAACCAAGCCCCGCAAACGCGGGGTTTCGCATTCCAGGAGGAAAGAACATGCCTGATACCCGCACCCCGGCGGCGCCGGAGGTGATTACCCGCAATAGTCTGCCGCTGGTCAGCGCGCGGGCGGCGGTGTCCTCGGTCAATGTCGAGGCCCGCACGGTTGAGCTGGTCTGGTCTACCGGCGCCACGGTGCGCCGCTTTGACTGGAACCGCTGGCAACCCTTCGACGAGGAATTGTCGATGGAGCCGGGCGCGGTGCGGATGGGCCGCCTGACCGGCGGCGCCGCGCTGCTCAATACCCATTTCCAGCTGAGCCTGGAAGGGCAGATCGGCGTAGTCGAGGAGGCCCGGCTGCAGGACGGCGAGGGCTGGGCGCGTGTGCGTTTCAGCAAACGCGCCGATGTCGAGCCGTATTGGCAGGACGTGGTGGACGGCATCATCCGCAACGTCAGCGTGGGCTACATCGTCCACGCCTATCAGATCACCGAGGCGCCGGATGGCGGCGTGGCCCGCTATCTGGCCATCGACTGGGAGCCTTACGAAATCAGCCTGGTGCCGGTGCCGGCGGATGCCGACGCTGGCGTCCGCAGTGCCAGCCGCCCCGACAATGCGCCGGCCTATCCGGTGCGCTACCTGCAACCCGAACACGCTACACAACCCGAATCTGCCGGCGAGCCGGCATCTGAACCGGAAAACCGCAATCAACCCGAGGACAATCCCATGCCGCAAACCGAAGACAACCAAGCGACTGTTGCCGTAAACGAGAACGAGGTCCGCGCCGCCGCCATTCGGCAGGAAAACCAGCGCCAGGCGCAGATCCGCAAGTTGACCGATCTGTATCCGCAGTTTGGCGCCGATTTTGCCCGTTCCCTGCTGGACGACACCAACTGCACCATTGATCGCGCCCGCGAACTGGTGCTGGAGCGCCTGGCCGAGCAGAGCAGCCAGAACCAAACGCGCAGCCACGCCAACGTGCAGACGGTGCAGGATGAGACCGAGACCCGCCGCCGCGCCATGGGCGAGGCCATCTTCCAGCGCTCGTTTACCTCCAGCCAGCACAGCGCAGAAAACCGCGAGCTGGCCCGCCAGTTCCGCGGCATGAACCTGACTGACATGGCGCGTGAATGCGTGGAGCGCGCCGGCGGCAATGTGCGCGGCCTGACCCGCTCTGAAATCGTCGAGCTGGCGCTCAACAACAACCGCGCCGGCGGCATGCATACCACCAGCGATTTCCCGGTGATCCTGGCCAACGTGGCGAACCGCGCCATGATGCAGGGCTATCAGCTGGCGGGGCAGACGTTCTGGCCGCTGGTCCGCCGCGGCACGCTGGCCGACTTCAAGGAAAAATCCTTCCTGCAGCTTGGCAACCGTGTGGATCTGAAGGAAGTCACCGAAGCCGGCGAATTCGAGATCGGCACGCTGAACGATGCCGGCGCCGAACGCATGAAGCTGCGCACCTACGGCCGCATCATCAACATCAGCCGTCAGGTGATCATCAATGACGACTTGGGTGTGTTCAATGACCTGTCGTCCAACTTTGGCCGCTCCGCCGCCAACCTGGAAAGCAATCTGGTGTGGGGCCTGATCACCAACTCGCCCAAGCTGCGCGATGGCAAGCCGCTGTTCCATGCAGACCACCGCAATATCGGCGCGGGTGGCGCCATCAGCATCGAGGGGATTGATGCGCTGGACCAGCTGATCGGCATGCAAACCGAGCCGGGCACCGAGGAGGATCTGAATCTGTACGGCCAGTACATCCTGGCGCCGCGCAGCATGCGCCTGGCAGCGCAAAAGGCGATCGGCTTTGTCTCCGCCACCAAGGTGGACGATCTGAACCCGCTGGCAGGCCAGTACCAAGTGATCACCGAGCCGCGCCTGCAGCGCGCCGATCCCAAGTCCTGGTATTTGGCCGCAGGCCCGGAAGCTGCGCCGAGCATCGAGATTGCGTATCTGGATGGCCAGGAAGGTCTGTACACCTCGTATCAGGAAGGTTTCGAGGTCGATGGCGTGCAGGTCAAGGCGCGGCTCGATGTCGGCGTCGGCCTGATGGATTATCGCTGGATCGCCAAGAATCCGGGCGCCAAGTAAACCCGCACGGCCTGGCGGTTTGCCAGGCTGGCTCAACTGGAGAACAACATGCGAAACAAGATTTACAGCGGCGACACGCTGACCCTGCCGGCGCCGTATGACGTGGTGTCCGGTGCGCCGGTGCTGATCGGCAACCTGTTTTTGGTGGCGTCGGTGGACGCCAAGAAAGGCGAGCCGTTCAGCGGCGAAGCGGAAGGCGCTTTCTCGCTGCCCAAGGCGGTGGATGCGGTATTCGCCATCGGCGATCCGGTCTATTTCGACCCGGCCGGCCGCGTATGTGCCGCCAAGGCGGCGGGGGCGCATCTGGTGGGCGTGGCCATCGCTGCTGCCGGCAACGGCGCGGGCGCTGTCGCGGTGCGCTTGAACGGCGTCACCACCACGGTGGCGGCGTAATGCGCTCGGCGCGCGAGCGCTTGGCCAGCGCGGCGAGGCGGCTAGGCTCGCTGCGCCTGCAGGGCGAGTTGATCAAACTGGACGGCCGGGAGATTCCGGCCGTTTTTCATTGCAACGCTCAAAACGCCAGCGGGCTGGGCGGCATGGTGCTGGATGAACAGTCCAGCGCCTGGCTGATCATCCAGCCGGAAGACCTGCCGGCCGGCAAACTGACCGGCAGGCGGGTGGAGGCGGGCGGCCAAGCGTTTGAGGTGCGCGGCAAGCCCTTGCGGACCTCCGCCGGCGACTGGCGCATCGATCTGAAAGAGATCAAGCCATGAAGCGCCGCCACGATCTGCAAATGGCCGTGGCCGGTCTGATTCGGCCGCTGCTGAGTCCGGATGTCCTGTTCTGCATCGACCGGGAGGAGCCATTCGAGGCGGATCACTTGCCGGCGATCAACCTAAGCCGCTTGTCCGACTCGGTGAAGGAAGCCGCCGCGCAAGGCGGGATGGTCCAGCAGCGGCGCCAGCTGATGCTGAGCCTCGATCTCTACGCCGAGGGCGAATCCCGTTATGCGCTGCTGGATGTCATCGAGGGCGATATCTACCGCGCTCTGCTCACGCTGGGCGATGCGTGCCTGGGTCAGGGCGAGACCATCATGATAGGCGGCGCAGAGTTTGATCAGGAAACGCTGCTGGCTGTGGTTTGCGCCACCCGCATTCCCATCACCATCGACTACACCATTACCCTGTAAGGAATCGACATGCCGAAACTGTATACCTACAACGGCAAGGGCCAGCTGTACGTTGCCATCAAGGGCAGCGGCCGTTTTGTGCCGCTGTGCAATATCGAAAAGCTGGCATTCACGCCGCAGATGAAGGACGAGGAACTGCTCAACACGCAAACGCTGGCCGGCGGCCAGCTGGATGTGGTGACGGAGGTCACTGGCGTGGAAATCGCCATCGGCGGCATCAGCCAGTACAGCCCGGATGTGCTATCGCTGCTGCTCAAGGGCGCGTCTACCAATGTCGCGGCGGGCACGGCGACGGAGACCGTCAAAATCTACCGCAACTGCCTGGCGCCGGTATCCAAGCCGATTGACTGGTCCAAGCCGGTAACGGTCAAGGCCAGCGCCGGCGCCAAGGGCACGGTCAAGGACTTGACCGAGGGCACGCACTGGATGCGCAGCGGTGCCGGCATCCGCGTGCTGGACGTGGCCGCGTTGCTGGATGGCGACCCGGTAGACATCCAGTACACCTCGCTGGCCATCAGCCAGACCGAGGCGCTGACCACGCCCAACGTCGAAGTGGAGCTGCAGTTCGAGGGGCTGAACGCCGCGGACAGCGGCAATCCGGTGATCGTGCGCGCTTACCGTTGCCGTCTGGGCGCTGGCGGTTTGGACCTGTTGCAGTCCGATGGCTTCAGCAAGTCCGACCTTAGCGGCAAGCTGATGATGGACCCGAACCGTTTAGGCGTGGGGCTGAGCCAGTTCTTCACGGTGATGCAGGTTCAGTAATAGCAAAATGTCATTTCATGGTAGTCTATGCCTTCAATATGTTTAATGTGGACATTTTATGGCTACCATAAAAATTCATGCAGGTGACTTCCCGAAGGGTGATTGCCAATACTATTCGTCGATCATTTCATTCCCGTGGACGTGGGGGGATGGACTTTTTGGGAAGAAGTTAGATTTGCGAAAGGAATTGCAGCATGTAGAAGTGGCAAACGAAGAAAGTGTAAAAAAGTGGGGTGGCACTATTGGGTGGGGAGCAGTTGGTGGCGCTTTGCTTGGGCCGGTTGGTCTCTTGGCTGGTCTGTTGTTGGGTGGTAAGAAAAAAGAAGTGACCTTCATTGCAGTTATGAAGGATGGTAAAAAAATCTTAGCCACAACGGACAGTAAAACTTACACAAGTATTTTGTCATTGGCATTTAAGTAATTGGTTTTTCTTTTCAATTTAAGCCCGCCTTGATGGCGGGTTTTTTTATGGAGAATCACATGGCTTTTGTCGTGAAGCAAAACCCCACTATCCGCTGGCCGATCAGGGTGCAGCTGCTGGCCGATGGCGGCCTGACCGATAAGCACGAATTCATGGGTGTGTTCAACCGACTGCCGCCGGAACAGGTGGTGGCGCTGGCGCAAGAGGGCGTAAGCGAGGAGGCGTCCTTCCCGCAGTTGCTGCAGGCCAACGTGGACAAGTTTGCCCGCCTGCTGGTTGGCTGGGAGGGCGTAACCGATGCGGACGGTCAGCCGCTGCCGTTCAGTCTGGATCTGTTGCGCCAGTTGGTCACCGGGCCGGATGGCGCTGCGTTCAGTCGCGGCATCTGGGAGGCGATCAACGAGCTGACCTACGGCGCCCGCGAAAAAAACTGACCGAGATCGGGCGCGCGTTGGCTGGCGGCGCGTCCGATGTCGAGGTCTGGCCGGACTGTGTGCCGGCGCTGGAATTGGCGCTGGCCTGTCGCAGCCAGCTGCTGGTGGCGCCGATGGGCGGCGTGATGGGGCTGCGCTATGAGGGGGTAGAGGCGGCTATGAATATGCGCGGCGTGCCGCCGGACCAGCGCGCGGAATTGCTGCGCGACATTCAGGTAATCGAGATGGCCATGGTGGACGCCATGGCGCGGAGGTAAAGCATGGCTCAGCCCATCAGTTCCATTGTGATCGATATCCGGGCGGATACCGCCAGCATCCGCCGGGATATGAACCAACTGCAGTCCGCTGTCGATAGCGGGTTTTCGCGGATCGAGACGCGCGCCCGTTCCGGCGTGGATAGCATCGAGCGCATGTCTGCCTCGTTCAACAGGCTGAAATCTGTTGTGGGCGCCGTGGGTGGTTTCCTGCTGGCGGAGCGAGCCATCAGCGCGGTGGGCGAGGCGATGGCGCGCATCCCGCAGATGGGGGTGGAATTCGCCAACCAGATGGAAACCATGCAGGTCGGCATGGCTGGCACCCTGGCCAGCATGGCCACGCTGGATGGCAAGGCGCTGTCGATGAAGGATGCGCTGGCGCTGTCCGCCAAGCTGACCAGCCAGCTGGCGGACGATGCCGCCAAAACCGCGGCCAGCACCCAGGAGCTGGTCAGCGGCTTCAATGCCATGCTGGGGCCGGGCCTGCAGGCCAAGATGAGCATCGACCAGATCCGGCAGCTTTCCACCGTAGGCATCAACGCGGTGAAATCGCTTGGTTTGGAAGGCAGCCAGATCGTGCAGGAGATGCGGTCTATCCTGACCGGCAACATCACCAGCGATTCGCAGCTGGCGACGGCTTTGGGCATTACCAACAAGGACATTGCCAAGATCAAGCAGGATGGCGGCGACCTGTTTGATTACCTGATGAAGCGTCTGCAGGGCTTTGCCGAAAGCAGCGACTACTACTCCAAGACCATGGTCGGCCTGATGGACGCATCCAAGGAAATGGTGTCCAAGGCCGCGGCGGAAGGGATGGAGCCGTTGCGGGAGGCGGCGAAGGGCTGGCTGACCGATTTCAACGAGTCGTTGAGCAACGATGCCCAGCGGCGCCAGTTTGTGGAAGGCCTGCGCGAGATCAGCGGCGGAATGGTCAGCGTGGTCCGCTTTGCCGGCGATGCCGGCCGGGCGCTGTATGAATACCGGGGTGTCATCGAGTTGGTGGTGGGGGCGCTGGTGGCGCTGAAGGCGGCCCAAATGGCAGGCGCAGTTGGTTCAGCCGTAGGAAACCGGCTGACTCAACCCATCGGCAATATCATTGCATCGCAAGAGAAAGCGCAGCAGGCCCGGGTCGATGCAATGGCCGAGGCCAACGCCGCCGGCCTGGCCGAGCGCAGGGCGCAGGCTGACAGAGCCGCCGCGCTGGCCGAACTGGAGCGGGCGCGCGCCACGTCTGCCCGCACCGCGCAGACGGTGCTATCCCTGCAGGCGGATCGGGAAAAACTGGCGCTGGACGCGGCGCTGACTCAGGGCGCGGTGCGTCAGATTGAGCAGTCTGGAAGCCTGGCGACGGCCAAGGCCATGGTGGCGGAAGCCGACATGGCGGCCAAGGCGGCGGCACTGGAATTGTCCGCCGCCGAGCAAGCGCGCAGCGCGCAGACGGTGGGCAGCGCCGCTGCCTATGAGCGGCTGCAGCTGGCCCAGGCGGTCAGCACCAAGGCGGCTGCGGATCTGGCGGCGGCCAAAGCCATCGAGGCGGCCGAGCAGGATCGGCTGTCGCAGGCGCAGAGCCGCGCGCTGGCGATGGCCAATGCGCTCACGGAAGCGGATGCCCGGCTGGCGGCGGCTGAGGCGGCAGCGGCTGAAGCCGCATCCGCGCAAACGGCCGCGGTCGGTCGGGCGGCTGTCGCGGCGGAGGCGGCCAGTGTCGCGCAGCGCCAGCTTGCGGTAGCAACGCAACAGGCGAGCGTGGCATCCCAGGCGGCCGCCGTGGGGCTGAATGTGGCGCGTGGTGCTATGTCGTTGCTGGGTGGGCCGATTGGTGTCGCTACGATGGCCATCGGGGCATTGATCATCTACTGGAACGATGTCGCTGCCGCCGCCGGCAATGCTGCGGCCAAGCACGAGCAAGCCGCTAAACGCATTCAGCAGGCTGCGATAAAGGCCAGCATCCCCGCAATCAAGGATGAGATCGCCGCAGCGCAAAAGCTGGTGGATGAGTACGGCAAGAAGTACGACGACTATATCCACAAGGGCAAGGTCAATCCGCAGGCCACGGCCGAGCATCTGAAGCGGATCAGCGAGGCTACCACGCTGCGAGATGAGGCCAAGAAAGCGCTGGAGCAGGCCAAGCAGAAGCAGGCTGACGAAGCGCTGAAGTCTATCGACAAGTATTCCGGCGAGCGCCGCGATACTGCTGCCGGGCAGCAGGTGGTCAAGCCGAAATTCAACAACGCTCTGCAGAACTACCTGGAAGACGGCAAGCATAAGACCAAGGAGGAGAAGTACAAGCAGGCGCTGGAGGAGGAAAGCGCTGCATTCCGTGGGGCGGTGGACGGGCTGGATAAGGGTAGCGCCGAGTACCAAGACGCGCTGAAGCACCACAATGCGCGCATCGCTGAGATCAAGGAAGAGCACAGCAAAGGCGCGGAATCTGCCGCCAAGAAGGCCGCGCGCGAGGCCGCCAAGGAGATGGAGCAGGTCAGCGACCTGATCAACAAGAGCGCAGGCATCAGCCCGACCTACAACAACAAGCTGGCTGTGCTGCAGAAGGTATTCGGGGAAGGCAAGATCACGCTGGATCAATACCGCGCCGCGGTAGAAAAGCTGATCGCCACCGAGACGGATCTCGGCAAAGAGGCCGACAAGCTGGTCAAGCGCCAGAAGGAGGTGCTGGCCGGCCTGGACGCCCAGGCGCTGGAGCAGGCGCAGGTCAATCAGCGCGAATATGCAGGGCTGGGCCAGGGCGATCGCTTCCGCAAGGAAAGCGAGGCGCTGGACCAGATCAGCAAGCACGCGGTGGACGCCAAGAAGCGGCTGGCCGAAGACCTGGACCTGAATCTGATCGATCCTGCCGCCTATCAGCGCGCCCTGGACGCGATCGACGCCAGCACTGGCCGCATGGTGGCGGACCAGCGGGCGCACTTCGCCGCCATGCAGCAGGCCGCTGGCGACTGGTCGCTGGGCGCCAGCCGCGCGCTGGAAAACTACGCTGATCACGCCCGCGATGTGGCGGGGCAAACCGAGGAGATGTTCAGCCGCGCATTTGGCGGCATGGAGGATGCGCTGACCAAGTTTGTCATGACCGGCAAGCTGTCGTTCGCAGATTTCGCCAATAGCGTGATCGAGGATCTGATCCGCATCCAGATCCGCCAGAGTATGGCGGGTATGTTGGGCGGCGGGCTGAACAGCATGATGGCAGGCATGTTCCAGACCAGCGGCCCGGCGGCGCCAATCGTGGCGGGCACGTTGGGATTTTCGACGGGTGGTCCGGTTTTTGGCCCGGGTTCAGCAACCAGCGACAGTATCCCGGCCATGCTGTCGAACGGCGAGTTCGTGGTGCGCGCCGCGGCGGTGGATCACTATGGCCTCGGCACGCTGCATGCGCTCAATGCCAAAAAGCTGGCGACGGGCGGCGGGGTGGGGCGGGCGTCCGGCAATGCTGGGCGGTATGTGGCGCCGGATGCGCCGCAGGTGCCGGCCAGGGCCGCGCCTGAGTCGATCCGAGTGGAGCTGGTCAACAAGGGCGGCCAGCCGCTGCAGGCTACCAGCGCCCAGCCGCGGTTTGATGGGCGCGAGATGGTGATCAGCGTGGTGCTGGAGGATATCCGGCGCGGCGGGCCTATCCGCGAAGCAATCAAGAATGTGAGGTAAGCATGCCAATACCGCAATTCCCCGGCTATGCGCTGATGCTGGCCGAGGGCTACGCCGAGGAGGCGAACTACGGTGTTCAGCGCACTGAAATGGACGGCGGCCTGCCCAAGCAGCGCCGCCGTTTCTCTGTGCCGCTGGTCAGCCGGTCACTGACCGTGAAGTTGCGTAGCGACGCCGATCGGCTGCGTTTTGATGCCTGGCTGCGGGATGATCTGGCCGGCGGGGTGGAGTGGTTCAGCTTCCCCGATCCGGTGAGTGGCCAGGTCAAGCGAGGCCGGCTGACGGGCCAGCCGGCCTGCCGCTGGCAGCGCGATGGGCCGCAGAAGTGGAAGGCGCAGCTGCAAATTGAAACAGTCGGGTAGTGCATAGGACGAGATGGGTGTGTAGTGCTATTCTTATGGCATGCGCGTGTTTCTTCATGTCTACTTCGAGGCTAATATGATTTCTGTTGCTAATGAAATTGAGAAGTTAGTTGAACTGAAAGAGAGGGGTGTAATTTCTCAAGAAGACTTTGAGGTCCAAAAAAGGAGATTGCTTTCTGGTGATAATGTTTCGGAAGAGAAAATATTTTTCTCTGGTGATGGTGTTAAAATTACAACTACATTATTTTCATTGCCAAATAATACTAGCTTTGCAATGAGTGGTGTGACCGCTGTAAGATTACACAAGCAATCGCCTAGCAAGTCACTTCCATTACTACTCATCATTGTTGGATTTTTTTTCTTTTTTGCAGGGGTTAAGACTGGTGCCTCAAGCTTTGGTTCTGTTCTGATTACTATTGGTGTTGTCGTGGCTGCCTTGTCGAAGCCAACATATATTGTTGTGCTTAGTACGGCATCTGGTGAGACACAAGCTTTGAGAAGTAAAAATGAAAAGTGGATGTTGAGCGTGGTAGAGGCATTAAATGCCTGCATTGTTCGACGAGGATAATAAGTTATATTTTTTAGAAAATACCCGCTTCGGCGGGTTTTTGTTTTTCAGGAGACTGAAACATGGCCAGATCCTACTCCCAGCGCGCCCGCGAACAGCTCAATGCCACCAGCGCCGACGACATCATGTTGGTGCTGCTGGAAATCCGGCACCCGCAGCTGGCGGTGCCGGTGCGGGTGGTCAATGACACGCAAAACATCGTAGTCGAGGGCAATGAGTTCATCGCTTGCGCGTTTGACGTCACCCTGCCGGACGATTCAGACAATCAAGTTCCGCAGGCGCGGCTGGAGATCGACAACATCGGCCGCGAGCTGACGCAGTGGCTGGAGCAGTCCGGCGGCGGCGCCGGCGCAACCTGCCGCTTTATTCAGGTGATGCGGTCCACGCCCAATCTCATTGAGTACGACATCACGCTGGATCTGACCGGCTTGTCGATGGACCAGACCAAGGTTTCCGGCACGCTTGGCTATGTCGATTTCCTGAACCAGCCCGCCGTCACTGTCTATTACCGGCCGGAGACCGCGCCGGCCCTGTTCTGATTCGAGGTGTTCCATGCATTGGTCTGATCGCTATGTCGGCCTGGACTATGTGGCCGATACGGCTGACTGCGCCGTTTTGGCGTCCACCGTCGCGCGCGACGTGTTGGGGCGCGAGATCGAGCTGCCTGGCGAGCGGCGGCCGGGGCCGTTTGGGCGCAACGCGCTGATCCAGCAGCATCGACAGGAATTAGCCCGGCGCATCGATGAGCCGATGGAGGCTCAGCCGGTGCTGCTGATCAGCCGAGGCCGCGCGCAGCACATCGGGGTGATGTGCCGGCTGGCTGGGGAGTGGTGGGTATTGCACGCAGACGAGGCCGCGGGGTTCGTGCTGCGCCAGCGGCTGCGCGATTTGCCGCGGCAGGGATATCAAGTGGAGGGGTTTTACGAATGGCTGTGACAAAACCGAATCTGGTGCATTTGCCGCACCCGTTGACCACGGCAGGGCGGCGCGTGGTGTATGAGGACCATCTCCGCAACGAAACGCTGGGCGGCTATTTGCGCCGGCTGCAGATCGAGGTCGATCGCGGACCATTGGCGGTCTGCGTCAATGGCAAGCCGGTGGCGGACTGGCGCGGCTACCGTCTGCGCAGGGGCGATTATGTCGAGGTGCGGGCGGTGGTACAGGGTGGTGGCGGCGCCCGTAAGGTTTTACGCACGGTGGCCATGGTGGCATTGGTGGTCACGGCTGCGGCATTCGGCCCTGCTGTGGGCGGCTTCCTCGGCTTCTCCACTCAGATGGGCGCCATGGCGGCTGGCACGGGCTTGATCATGCTGGGCGGCTCGATGCTGGTCAATGCATTGCTGCCGCCGCCCATGCCGGAGATGCCGAATCTGACCGGCCGCGGCGATGCGTCGTTCAGCCAGAACTATGCCTTATCCGGGGCGCGCAACCGCGCCCGCGTGTTTGCGCCCATGCCGCTGGTGATTGGCCAGCGGCGGTTTGTGCCGGATGCGGGCGGCAACCCGTTTACCGAGTTCGCTGGCCAGGATCAGTATCTGTATCAGGTCTACCACTTCGGCCTGCAGCCTGATCTGCAGCTGTCCGATTTCCGGATTGGCGATACGCCGATCGGCAATTACCAAGGTGTCGAGGTCATGCACGCTGGGCAGGATGGCCGCCTGCCGCCGATTTTTGCCAACGTCAATACCGAAACCGGGCGCGAAGTGCGCAATGCCGATGGCTGGGTGGTGCGGACTTTGGCGCGGGATACCGTAGGGATCGGCGTGGATCTGCAGGGGGTGGCTTATTACGCCAATGACCGTGGCGAAATGGAGGCGCGAAGCGTCAAGGCGGAACTGCAGTACCGCCAATTGCCAGATGGCATGTGGCAGCCGTATGGGGGAGATCCGCGCGGCCAGTACACCCTGAACGGCAACAGCATCACGCCGGTGCGTCAGACGTTGATGCATGGTTTGCCGTCAGCGCAATACGAGATCCGAGTTCGCAAGACCAGCGGCGACATCAGCAGCTCACGCGAGCGCAATGAGTTTGCCCTCGCCGGTTTGCGCGCCTATCGCCAGGATACGACCAACTACGCCGGCCAGCGCCGCGTAGGTCTCAAGATCAAAGCCAGCAGCCAGCTCAACGGCGCGGTGGATGAGTTGAGCGCATACGCGGCGGCTAGCTGTCCGGTGTGGACCGGCTCTGCCTGGGTGACGCAGCAGACTACCAATCCGGCGTGGTGGTTCCTGTGGTGGGCGCGCGGCGCGTTCGATGGCCAAGGGCGCCGGATGTATGGCGGCGGCCTGCCGGATGCGCGGATTGACATCGAGGGGATCAAGGCCTGGGCGGCGTGGTGCGACGCCAAGAAGTTGTCTGTCGGCCTGGTGCTGGACCGCGCGTACAGCATTGCCGATGTGCTGACGTTGATCGCACGCTGCGGCCGTGGCCGCTACACCTGGCAATCTGGCCGTCTGGGCGTGATCTGGGATGCGGCCAATCTGCCGGTGGTGGCGGTGTTTGGCCCGGCCAACATCCGCGCTGGCTCGTTCCGGATCGAATACAGCAACGATCGCACGGCGGATGAGGTCATTGTCAATTTCTCAAATCGGGACAAGGGCTACGCCGTTGATCAGGTGCGAGTGCCAGTGCCTGGCGTGCTGACGCCGACCAATCCTGTCACGCTCGATTTCGTGGGCTGTTGCGATGCCGACATGGCGGGGCGAGAGGCCAATCTGATCGCCGCTTCGCAGCTGTATCACCGCCGGCGAGTTAGCTGGGAGACTGATTTCGAGGGCTTGGTGGCCACGCGCGGCGACGTGGTGCTGCTGAGCCACGACCTGGCCAGCTGGTCCTATTCGGGCCGGCTGCTGGGTGGCGGGCGTGGTCAGCTCAAGCTGGACCAAGTGGTGCCGCTGGGCGGGAGCGCCTGGGTCGGTATCCGTTTCCCGGATGGCCGTTATGCCACGTATCGGGTGAAGCCGGGCAGCGGCGCCAGCGATACGCTGCAGCTGCGCGACCTGATCCCGGCGTCCGACGCCGGCGGCCCGCTGCCGGTGCCGGATGAGTCGCCGGATGCCGTGCCGTATGACTGGCTGTGGTTTTACGATGCGGCTACCCAGCCAGGGCGGCGCGTCAAGATTGTGGATGTGAAGCCGGCCAGCGATGGCGTCAAATTCACCGCGATTGACGATCGGCCGGAGTATTACGCGGCCGAGGGCGGCCAGTTTGCCTCTGGCGGCGCGGCGCCCGGCCTGCCGCCGGCGCTGGGTTTCCTGCGGCTGTCCGAGTCCAGCCGGCTGACCGGCGATGGCCGGCGCGTGGCCGTGGTGACGGCGGTTTGGCCGCCGTTGCGCGGGGCCATCAACTACCAGCTCAAGTTCCGCCGCGCCGGCGGCGCTTGGGCGGCTGTGGTGGTGCCGGACGCGGCGTATAGCTGGGATGTGGACCCGCAGGATCTGGAAGTATCGGTGTCTGCGGTGCTGGCAGACGGCACGTTGTCGGCGCCGGCCGTTGCCGCGCTCAAGGTGCAAGGGCATGCGGTTCCGCCGCCGCGCGCTGCCGCGTTCCAGGCGATTGGCGAGCTGATGCAGATCACCCTGCGCTGGTCCTATCCCGAGCGTGCGGACCTGCGCGGCGTGCAGATCGATGCCAGCACCGATGGCAAGACGTGGTCGCGGCTGGTCGAACTGGCCTACCCGACCGTTGTCTGGACGCACCTGGGTCTGGCGATCGGCACCACGGTGCAATACCAGCTGCGGCTGGTGGATAGCTGGGGCAATGTGGGCGATCCGGTAGCGGCTTCCGCCACGGTGGTGAGGGACGTCAATATTCTGCTGGATGCCTTGCAGGGCGCTATCGACAAGGGGCAACTGGCGGATAGTTTGCGCCAGCCGCTGGAGCGTTTGCCGGAGCTGGATGCGCAAGTCCAGTCCGCGCAGCAGTTGGGATCGCAGGCGCTCAATGCGGCGATGCAGCGCGTTCTGGAAGCGGATTGGGTGGATGCCGAGAACAAGCAGCGTTTCGCGGTGGTGCGGCAGGACATCAGGAAGGTGCAGGACGATGCCCAGCAGGAAGTCGCGGCACGTCTGCAGCTGGCGGCCAAGCTGGATTCGACCCAAGCCGGGCTGGAGGATGAGAAAAAGGCCCGCGCCGATGCGGTCAGCGCGGTCGCCTCGTCGGTCGAGTCCCTGGCGGCCAAAACCGACAAATCCCTGGCCGGCGTGCGAGTGGAGATCAAGGCAGCGGCCGACCAAGCCGGCGCGGTGTCGGGCCGTTTGGAGGAGTTCAAGAGCCAGACGGCGCAAAACCTGTCCGGCGTCACCCAGCAGATCAAGAGCGCAACCGATGCGCAGTCGGCGACTGCCCAAAAACTGGAAAGCTACCAAGCGCAAACCGCGCAGCAGATTGCCGGCGTGCGCAACGATATCAGCGCTGCGACCGGCCCGGACAGCGCCCTGGTGCGCGATATGCAGCAGCGTATCGCCAAGGCCAGGGATGATGCCGTCGCCTCGGCCAATAGCCTGACCGAACAGCGTACCGGGCCGGGCAGCGCATTGTCGCAATCCATCCAGCAGCTGGGCAGCCGCGTGGGGACGAGCGAGACCACCATCCAGCAGCAAGCGCAGACCATCAACGGTCTGATGGGGCAATGGACGGTAAAAATCGACCGGGTGCAAAACGGCATCGCCTACTCCAGCGGGGTGGTGCTGAACAACGGCGCCAACGGCAGCGCGTTCGCGGTTCTGGCGGATAAGTTTTATGTCGCCCAGCCGGATGCCAGCGGCGCGCGCCAGGTGTTCACGGTCGGCTCCATCAATGGCCGGCCCGCCGTAGGCATTTCGGGCGATTTGATCGCGGATGGCACGATCTCGGGCCGCCGTGTCATCGCGTCCGAGTCCATCGACGCCGGCCAGATCAACAGTCGAGGCCTGACGATCAAGGATGGGTCCGGCAATGTCGTGGTCAGCATGGACGGCATGGGCGCCGGCTACATCAAGGGCAAGCTCAATGTCGGCCAGATCGACACCGAGGGGCTGCGCATCACCCGCAACGGTGCCACGGTGGTGGACGCCACGGGCATGGATGGCGCGTATATCCGCAATCTGATGGTGGACACGCTGCAGATCAAGGGCGAGGCCGTCACCAAGAACGATATCAGGACCGCCGGTTATAGCGGAAATGGTAACGCAGGCAACAATACCGTTGAGTTTTGGTTTTACTGCTCGGATAGCGGCAACCTGCTGGTTTATGGTGATCAGCCAACCTTGATGTATGGCACTACGCCAGTCGTTTCAACTTTGTTTGCTGATGATCGCAAGGTTCCGCTCAACAACAGCGGACTGATGTTGATGCCGGTTAGCGCGGGGCAATCGGTCAGGGTGCGTTTGCAAGTCCCGTTGTTCAGTCTGAGTGGCTATGTGTATGTGCGCTACGGTGCGATGCTTTTGCGGAGATAGAAATGAGCCGTATATCCATCATCGAGTACGACGAAGCGGGTTGTATCGTACAAGTTGGAATTGCCCCGCTTGAGAACGTGGAGCTGGAGTTCGCCATGGGCAAGGCATTGCTGCAGGGGGAGGCTGATCCGGCGCAGCATTATGTGAGGGATGGGGAGATATTGCTCCGCCCGGACAATCCGGCTCGGCTTGATGGGCTTACGCTGCATAGCCTCCCGGTGCCATGTCGAATCATCATCGATGGCCAGTCTTACGACTGCGCGGACGCAGAATGCGAGTTGTCGTTTGCCCATCCTGGCCGACACTCCATCACGGTCGAGGCCTGGCCTGCGCGTGCTGCGTCCTGGGAGGTCGAATCGTGATGCAGATCCACCATGTTGGCGATCATCGCCCGCTGCGCGCGGCGGAATACCCAGCAATAGGCGATCAGCTAGACGTGCTGTGGCGCTGGGCGGCGGCATTGCCGGCCGCGCTGCGCACGCCGGAGCTGGAGGCGATGCTGAGCCATATCGAAGCAGTCAAAACCAAATACGAGAAAGGGGGCGAGGATGCCAGTGGATAGCAGCTGGCTGCGCCAAGGCGCAGTCAATGTGAAGCAAGGCAGTGCGGATATCGTCGGCGTCGGGACGCTCTGGAATGGGCAAACCACTGCCGGCGATTTGTTTTTAGGGCCGGATGGCGCGTGGTATGAAGTGGCAGCGGCTGCGGCCGACACGTCGCTGCAGCTGCGTACGCCGTACAAGGGCGCGACGGCGGGCAATCAGCCTTATGCCATCGTCCGCAATTTCACCGCCCAGCCGTGGAGCGATACCGCGTCGCGGCTGTCGGAAATGGTCTTGCTGTGGCGCATGACGCTGAAGGGCTTCAACGATGTGCTGCGCAGCGATGCACCGACTGTCACGCTCTATGACGAGGCTGGGGCAGGTTTCCCGGTGATGTCGTGGAAGGCGGCAGACAAGGCCATCAAGGATGCGCTGGCGGGCATGGAGGCAGCGCGCAAGGTGGTGGTGGATGGTTCTGCTGATCTGCTGGCTTACCGCGATGCGGCCGGCGCGAGCGCCAAGGCGGCGAAGGCGAGCCAGGACGCGGCGGCGAACTCGGCCAAGGCGGCGGCGGCAAGCGCCACGGCGGCGGATGGCAGCAACAAGGCGGCTAAGGCCAGCCAGGACGCGGCAGCGGGATCGGCAGGCGCGGCGGCCGGCAGCGCGGCGGCAGCGGATGATAGCGCCAAGAGCGCCAAGGCCAGCCAGGATGCGGCAGCGGCCAGCGCCCAAGCAGGGGCGGGCAGCGCATCGGCTGCCGATGCCAGCGCCAAGGCGGCGAAAACCAGCCAAGACGCGGCGGCGAACTCGGCTAAGGCGTCAGCGTCGAGTGCAAGCGCGGCCGAAGCGAGCAACAAGGCGGCAAAGGCCAGCCAAAGCGCAGCGGCGGATTCTGCGTCTGCTGCGGCGGCCAGCGCGACGGCCTCCGACGCCAGCGCCAAGGCGGCGAAGGGGAGCCAGGATGCGGCGGCCGACTCGGCGTCTGCGGCGGCGGCCAGCGCTACGGCATCGGATAGCAGTGCCAAGGCGGCTGCGAACAGCGCAAAGGCTGCAGCCAACAGCGAGGCCAAGCTGAAAGACGCGGCGGCGGCGGTGGAGGCGGCCAAGCAGATTGCTACAACCAAGGCGGACAAGGCGACGACGCTCGCCGGCTACGGCATTGATGATGGTCCGCTGTGCGTCTTCCGTGGGGAGTTGCCTGGGCAGATTGATCTCAATGACTGCAGGCTGAATGGTTGGTATCGGCAGGCCGCAAATGCGAATGCGGCATCTGGCATGAATTATCCACCAGCCAAAGATGCCGGCGCGCTGACGGTCCAAACCGCTGGCAACATGACGTTCCAGCAGTACCAGACGTACAGCTACAGGAATACGCAGTTGTATTTCCGGAGCCTGTACAACGGGCAGTGGGGCGATTGGCGCAGGGTCTGGCACGATGCCAATTTCGATCCGGCCACCAAGGCGGATAAGGCCACCACGCTGGCCGGCTATGGCATTACCGACGCCCAGCCGCAAAGCGCCAACCTGGCCGCGCTTTCTAAGTTGGATGCCGTGGGCCTCTACGCCAGTACCGGAGCGGGTGGCGCAACCGTCAGGACGCTGACTGCTGGCCAGGGCATCAGCGTGGTGAATGGCGATGGGAAGGCGGGCAATCCTACAGTGTCCCTCTCTCCCGAGAGTGCGCAGGCCGTGAAGCGGGTCGCGGGGACCATTAAGTCGGTGTATGTGCCGGGTGATCGTGACACATTTTATCCGATTGGCGTAGTGCCCACGGATTCCACGATTTATGGCGGTTACGTGATGAAGCTCCGGGTATTCCGCCACGATGTGCATGCTGGAGAACCGAATCTCGGGTCATATAGCGCTGATATTTGGGCGCGCGTCAGCAGCTGGGGCCATGCCGTGGGAGAGGTTTTCTCGGTTATGCAGCGGCAAGGCAATGGCAACTATAACTGGGGGCTGGGGCGGGTGGAGCCACGAGGGCGAACTGCGCGGCTGATTCTTTGGTTGCGAGGTGGCATGACTCACATGCTGCAGCTGGAGGATATGGTGGCGGATCTGGATATTCTGATGCCTGGCAAAGATGGCAAGCTGCTAGCCATGGAGAATGCCCAATATGGCAATGAAGTCTGGGAGCCATTGAAGGGGGACGACAAGCAACCCTTGTTTAGCGCACTGAATGTTGAGGTTCGGCCGCAGGCTCCGTTGAAGTTCGAGTCGCTGGAGAAGGCTGACCAGATATTTGTGCCGCGACCGGCGACGAACGTGGCCGGGGCTAATGGTTATCTGATTCCGGGTGCGTATCGTGTCGAACTGGGTGGGCAGTCTGCGCTGTTGGCTGACATTCAGTGTGATGGCGGCAGTACCCCGCGCTTGCAGTTGATTGCGCTCTATGGGAATGAGTTGTGGTTTCGTACAGCGCGAGATCGTAATGAAAACTGGGATGGCGTCGGCTTCCAGCAAAACCGCATCTGGCACAGCGGTAATTTTGATCCTGGCGCACCGCGCATGGCCGCGCAGTTCACCCGAAGCACGCTTCCTGCTGCCGGCTCCATGCCTGGCGGTATCGCCTACATCACTGATGGCCCTAGCGGCCCGACCCATGTTTTCAGCAATGGCCAAAAATGGCGCGTCCCCGCGCTGACCGATCTGTAATCCATCCGAGGTGAAGAATGGAAAAATCCTATTTGTATGAGTTCCTGGTGCGCGGCACGCCAAGCGGCATCGCGGGCGCGCATGTGATCTATGCCGCCGATGCGAAAAACACGCTGACTGGCGAGGCGCGAACAGAGATTGGCGCGGCCCAGCCGGTGGCGCTGATCGCAGGCAAGCCGGGTTGTCCGATTGCCGATGTGGTCGGTGCGGTCAATGTGGCGGCGCTGGCCGAAATCGAGCAGCTGCGCGAACAGGTTCGGGCGCGTGATGCGGAGCTGGCCGAGGCAAAACAGCAGCTGCAGCGCCAGGCGGACGAACTGGCGGCGCTGAAGGCCAGGCCGGTCTATCCATCCATCGCGCCGGCTCCTGCTGGGGAATCGGCATGACGACGGCGCTGATCGTCCTTTGCGTCTTGCAGCAGTTGCTGGACGTGGCGACTACCTGGCATGTGATCCGCCGGGGCATCGGGCGCGAGGTCAATCCGTTGCTCAATGCGGTCATGGCGCGCATCGGCATCCTGCCGGCGCTGCTGCTGACCAAGCTGGCGCTACTGGCGGCCTGCTGGTGGTTACGGCCGCCATGGCCGGCCTATGCGCTGCTGGTGGCGATCTATCTGCCAGTGCTGATCAACAATTTCAAAGTTATCCAACAGGGCCGGGAAAACCGGCCCTGATTCATTTTGGGGAAGGGCATGCAGGAACACGAAAAAGGGATTTTGGCGCTGGTGGTAGTGGGCGCGTTTGTCGGCCTGGGCAAGTTGCTAGTCAGCAATGAGCAGATCACGGCACGCCTGGCAGTGGGCCGCGCCATCCTGGGCGGCGCCACGTCCAGCGTTGCCGGGGTCGCGCTGGCGCAGTTTCCAGATATGCCGCTGCCGGCGCTTGTTGGCGTAGGGGCGGGCCTGGGCATCCTGGGCGCGCAGTATCTGGAAGCCTGGTTGAAGCAGAAGGCCGACAAGATCGGCCGTTGAGCAAAAGCAGTTTTGAACACAAGCCCGCCTCGCGCGGGCTTTTGCTTTTATAGGGGGTAACACATGGCAAGGATTTCTGAGCAAGAAGCCGGCGGCCGCAACGTACTGGCGTTTCTGGACATGCTGGCATTCAGCGAGGGTACGGCCGGGCGAGGCGACGATGGTTACAACGTCGTCGTGGGCGGTGGGATGTTCGATAACGGGTTTGTCGATCATCCGCGCCGGCTGGTCGAGCTGCCGCGCCTGGGTATCAAATCGACGGCCGCCGGCCGTTACCAGCTGCTGGCGCGCTACTACGACGCTTATGCGCGGCTGCTAGGACTGTCCAATTTCGGGGCGATGAATCAGGACCGCATCGCCATCCAGCAAATCCGCGAATGCCGCGCGCTGGAGGATATCCGCGCCGGCCGATTGGCGGCGGCCGTGACGAAGTGTGCGCGAATTTGGGCGAGCCTGCCTGGCGCGGGCTATGGCCAACGGGAAAACCGGCTATCTGATCTGCAAAGTGCTTTTGTGAAGGCGGGCGGGGTGCTGGCATGAATGCGGGCATTTTACGGGCAGCTGGCGGCCTGCTGCTGGTTGCGGTGTGGGTTGGCTCGATGGCTTGGGCCTATGAGCAGGGCGGCCAGCGCGAGCGGCTGGAGTGGCAGCTGAAAGACGCCACGCGGGAGGCTGGCCAGACAAAAGCAGATTTCGATGCCTACCGGCAGGAGACTGAGCGGCTGCATGGCCTGTCGCAGATCATCGAAAGCAAATTGGACGCGCTACGGAATGCGCAGCCGAAAATCATTGAAAGGTATAACCGTGTTGTTGAGAAAAATCCTCTGCCCGCTGATTGCCGCCCTGGCCCTGACCGCCTGCGCGAACTCAATGCCGCCATCGAGGCCGCAAACGCCGCCATTGCCAGTCAACCTGGCCAGGCCTTGCGCGGCATTGAAGCCGGTGACGGTGGATAGTTGGGATGCTGTGGGGGCTGGATATATAGGCTTGGTGTTTCAGTATGGGGTGTGTGGTGTAGTTAAGTAAAGAAAGCCCTGCGAAAGCGGGGCTATTCTAGGTAATGATTCTGTATTCTGTTGGGCATAGTTGTGCTTGTTTAATTTTAAGTTGCGGAAGCCTTTTTTCCATTCTTTTTTTATTTATCTCCAGGATGTAATTTCTTGTCTCCTCCGATGCTTTTGCACCAATTATGACGCTTTTTAGGAAATTGTCGCCGAATGGTACGGATAGTCCGCATTGTCTACCAGTTATAAGTCGCCATTCATCCTCATATCGCCATGATTCGGCTTTCTGAAGAAGATTTAAGTCGAAATCATTTGACTGTACTTTAATCATTGGGTTGATTTGAGGTCGACTGTTACTGTACTCAACTTTGAATAGAAGATTCGATAGATGTAGTTCTTCGGTAAGGTCAAATTCCACGCATATGCCTTGATGGTTGAATGCGTAGTGCGACCACATGAGAATGTTTTCTGCATTTGTTGTGAAGCAGAATATTCCCATTTTTTCCATTGTTTTGCGAAGGCTTATAATTGTTTCGCTGATGAATTGTTCTCTGTTTACTAATACTTCTTTTAGGCGTTTATTAACTGCGGCTTTTAGTTTGTTTCCGCGCAGATTTTGTAGTCTTTGGAACGATCCCGTTATTGAAGAGTGTATCTCTTTCCCGGTGGCATCTGTTTTGTAGCTAGGGAATACGTCGAAAGGGTCGTTGAATTGTGTGTGAGATGAAAGATAAAGCTCGTGATTGATAAGGATTTTTTCTAGCCATTCTTTCCGTTTTAATATCTCTGTATTGTCTTTAAAGCAAAGTGGGGATGGAAAATATTTATAGATGTATGTTGGAATAGGAGGGGTTCTGGATTGAAAGAGTTTTTCCTTGTTTTCTCTTGAGAGCGCATTAAACCCGTCAATAATTTCCGCATCCCGCTTTGTTGGAATTAATGCATCTCTCGGTGTTGTAAGGCCATATGTTTGTATTTCTTGCAATAGTTCTTGGGATGGTTTTATTGTTGATGGCATGTCGAACTCCTCTTTTTGACGTAAGAAAAATTCCTCAGAGGTGAGAGTTTTAGGCGGCTTGCTTGTGCAGTTTTATGCGAATCAGAACTTCGGATACTTTGTCCTTGGCCTGCTCCATGTCGTAATGGCTTTGTAGATTAATCCAGAACTCAGGCTCAACACCAAAGAATGCGCCAAGGCGCAGTGCTGTATCCGGGGTAATCGCACGTTTTCCCTGGACAATTTCATTGATTCGTCTTGCTGGAACTTCAATCGCCTTCGCCAAAGCATACTGCGAGATGTTCATGGGTTGTAGCCAGTCAAGGTTTAGTATTTCGCCAGGGTGTGCCAGTGGTACTTCACGCATATTCAATTCTCCAATGGTCGAGAGCCGGGGATTGCTCCCCGGCTATGACTACTAATGGTAATCAACAATCTCTACGCAGGTTGCGTTTCCATCCTCAAACTTAAAGCATATGCGCCACTGGTCGTTAATGCGTATGCTGTATTGTCCGATTCGGTCGCCCTTGAGTGCTTCCAGTCTGTTGCCCGGCGGCACTTTCAAGGTTTCAATGGTTGTTGCTGCGTTCAGTTGCTGCAACTTCCTGATTGCCACGTTTTCGATGTTGACGAATCGCTTGACTCGCTTCCCTGAGAACAGCGATTCAGTGTCTGAACACTTGAACGAAGTAATCATGTGCAAATAGTAACGCAAGGCGTTATTAACGTCAAGCGTTACTATTTTTGATCAAGCGAGGCATGCGCGGACTGTGGCGGGCGAGGTCATCTGTCGCGGGGATTGTGATGATATAAACTCTGGGACGTGGCTCGACTTTGTGGCCGATCATCTGCGGGCTGGAGATTGCTGCGCCTTGAATGACAAATCCGTCTGCTATGTTGATCCAATGCTCTTTGTCTTCGCTGTCTAGCAGTAGAAAGGCGCGGGCGGGTATTTTCACCGGCTTGGGATGGAAGCGCGCCCACTTGCGGGCGCGTATGTCTTCCAGCGGCAACAGGCCGCCGCTTGGCGTGCTTGTGGTCCATGCAACGCCAGGCCTGCCCCATTGGCACCATTCAACCGAGCCATCGCGCATCAGGACAGGCAGTATGGGGTGTTGGTCGGCCCAGCGGATGGGCTGGCCATTAAACTCTATGCCGGCACACATACCATGCATCCACATAGGATATCATGGTCGATTGTCCGTCAATTGTATGTCTTTGGGCTGTCATGCTTTGGTTCTGCCTTGGCATTTTGACAGCCTTACGGTTCTAATTCCGCTTCCATCTTCCTGTTGAAGATCATGGTGTGCTTCGCTGGCATTGTATATTTCGCCCTCAATTTCAAATTGTACTACCCAAGGAAATACTTCCTTTGCGCTTTCAGATGGCATGTAAAGTTTACTAGCGTTTATCTGGTGGTCAGGATTGTGGGTTATTCTAATTGCTTTGATTTTTACTTTTCTCTGACCGTTATCATTTATGGCGGTTACGATCATTTCCATATTACTCTCCTTGTCACTTGTTAAATTACATTATTCACCTGGTAGACTAAATGTAGGTGCATCATCGCGTTTTATATATAAAGAAAACCAGTTCTTTGGGTACTCTGTATTGCTGTCGTATTCCTTTTTAAGAACGCCGAACACTAAAGTCAACGGGGTCGAGTTTCTAGTGGTGGAAAATTGATAAAAAGCTGCAATTCGGGCGTTTTCAGCTAAAAACTTGCCATGGTCTCGTTCGGGCGATAGGTCTGGCTTTATCAGGTTTGATTCTATGTCTGAGAGTGTGAATTTTTGGACGAACTTTAGATTCAGTGCCTTGTAGTCATTGCTGTTGAAATTGGTGAGCGCTGTGGTTTTGCTACTAACATCCATTTCTATATTGCTGTACGACCATGGGGATTCATCATCTTTCCGGTTCATGGCGCTGTAGAATTCACCATAAATACCGTTTGCAGTTGTTGTTTTATTTTTGATTATATAGGTGTATGTCAAATAGCCGCGCTGGATGGGTTGAAGAGGCAATTTTGGCGTGTGCAGTTCCAAAACTAAATTTGGATCTGTTTTGTCAATCGGTGAAGCGCTATCTTTGCTGGTTAGTGCTGCAATGTTTATGTCTACAAAGTGCAGCAGTTCCTTTTTGTCTTGCTGGGATAGGGTGAAATTTTTTCTATCCATTTCAGAGAAAAGATTGTATCCAGTCTGGATGCTGTCCTTTGTTTTGCTAACCTTTTTCTCATCGCTATGAGTCATCTTTAAAATCCAAATTGTTATCAGAACAATAAGAAGTAACAGGGGAGTTGTTTTACGCAGCATGATGCTTAGTCCCCGCCCAACCATGTTGATGGATTAAGGGTTGGATCGTCCTCTGCCTTGCCTGTGTTGCTATTTGACATGATGCGTTGCCATTTCTTTTCTTTGGCCGCTAGTTGTATTTCCGAACCTTTATACTTCGTGCTGATATCATCATAGAATGCATAGGGATTGACAACATCCTCCATGACGACACCCTTCCCAATAAAGCTCCCGCCTCTTGGAACATTAGGCCATCCTGCAGTAATGATATCCCTTGCACTTCTGGCGCAAGTAAAGTTGTGGAAAATGTTGTAGTAGCGTTTTCCAGCTAGAACATCGGCGCGGTACTCTTTCCCCTTTGAAAGCATTTGGTCATGTTGCGCTTTACTGATGTTGAATCTGAAAAGACGAGTAGCCCCAGGTATTTTATATTCTGGAGTACCTAGCCCATAGGCTCGTTCTCTTGTTGATGCTCCAGGGTGCGGGCCTAAGCTATAAAAAAATGTAATCTTGCCATTTTTGGTTAGATACATGAAGGTATGCCCAGGGTCTTCCAGGACATAGTGGACTTTTCGCATTCCGTTCGGGGCGACATAGACCTCACGATATGCATTAGGGTCATTGACTTCAAATCCTATGATAAGATTAAAGAAGTCTTCCTGATGCTCGGCGACTGCATTCTGATCCTTCGGCTTCGTCTTTGCTGTTGTTTGTTTTGCTTCTGCCATATTAATTAATCTTCCAAACTATTTCCAAGTGCATCATGATCTAGACGCACCGACAAATCATTTGGTGTGCTGGTATGTATCCGTTGAGTCCTGCCTTTGTTGTCTGTTATGCCTTTGATCGTCTGGCCCTTGCCATCCTTGATGATATAGGGTTTATTCTTCTGGATATTTCCTTCGGCGTCCTTCACTACGAATGAAAGACTGTTATAGTCCGCCGATGGCATGCCTTGCATATTCATGCCGATTTGCGCCGGCCCTGAGAGCGCGATATTCTGCCCACGGATGCTAACTTGTCCAGGACAATGAATTTCAATATTGCCCCCTGCTATTCTGATGTAACCGCCGCCTGACATTTTGCCCTCCAGGGTAGGATAGTTCGGATTAGAAAATCAAATACATCATTCGATCAGCATGACATTCATCATTGCAATGCAGGCCGAAGACAGCCTTATCGTGTCGGCCGACAACACGACGGTCGCGTTCAGCAATCGCACAGCCTTCAGGCGGAACATCGCCTCGAAGAAGCTCCTCGACTGGCCAGGCGGCGTATTCACCGGCACCGGCGAGTATGGCGTCGTTCAGCGCACGCTGGAACACCTTATCCGCGGCGCCGCCCTATCGTCACTGCCGGCGCTGCTGGCGCACGAAAAGGCGTATCGGCGCCAGGAGGCCGGCCCGAACGAGCAGATCGACATCACACGGTTGATCCTGTCAGCGCCCACGCCAGAAGGCCCGCGGCTGCACATCGTCACGGATGACGCCATCGAGCAGATCGGCCCAGGCGAGCTGCTGATGTTCTTCCCCCTCGACTATGACTTCTTCGCGGCCTCGTCAGAGGCAATCCGTGACCTGAACGCTGCGCTCTGCCCCCAATCTGTTTTTGCCACGCCTGATGAGTGGATCGGCTTCTATGCCGAGAAGTTCGCGCATATCTACGCGCTGCAGAGCCAGAACAACGAGCTGATCAGCAGGAGCTTCAATATCCACTTTCAGACCGAAGAGCAGTCGCTGATGTTCTTCGCTGAGAATCCAGCCTAACGCACCGCCGCTGTGGTCGGTCAGATCGCCGAGTCGGATATGAAGTTGTCGCTAAAGAAAAATTCACACAATAGCAGCATGATGGGGGCTTGCCAGCTGGCTGATGGTGTAGGTCTATAAGGATAGTCTGGTCGACAAGAATATTTCAGACATCCTGCAGTACGCAACACGTAATGCAGGATTCTCGAAGGTGGGCTTTGCTTGGTGCTTGCACTTTCTCATGGGGGAAATAGTGCTTGGAGTGTGTTTTGGCGCAAAGTTAAAAATAATTCAATTTAAGTTTTTTTATATTTGATGTCACCAATTCATTATCGGGAGATTGTTACCAAACACTATTGATAGTGAAAGATTTATAAAAAATATATAACAAGAATGGTAAAAGTAAAGAGAAGGGAAAGAGTAATCAGTAAGAGTTTCCTTTCATTTTTTAGTTGACCAATTTCTCCTTGAAGTTGGGATTCTGTTTTTTGAAAGGTGGTCATTTTTTCAAGAAGATTAGAGCTTAAATTTTCATTTTCACTTTTTATCTTTTGATATAAATTACTCTGGGTTGAAATTTTATTTTCCAATGATTGATATGCGGCATTTTGGGTGAGGGTCTCATTGGTTAATAGTTCAATTTTGTTGTTTAGTTGTTGAATTTCTTTCTCCTTTGTTTTGATAATGTTTTGTTGTTCTTCTACCAAGTCTTCAAGGTATTCGATGGAGCTGGGATTGCTAATGGCCATGGCTTTTAAAAATCCTTTATCACTTTCTATGATTCTTTTGACTCTCTTGAAGTATTCTTCAATATCTTTGTCTGTTGCTTGTTCTTCTGGAATGGTGAATTTAAAAATATCCGGTATAGTTATCTCAATGGTTGGTAGCCTTTCGGCATTCAATCTGGCTTTTTTTTCTTTGTGTACTGCATTCGTTCTATGTACTTCAATATAAACCTCCCCAGACCACTTTTTTTCTAGCGCGGAGTCTGAGCGGAATTTTCTATATGCATCTATTCTATATTCATTTTTTCCTATTGTTACTTCGGTCTCTCCTTCGTAAAATTCAACCTTAAAGTTTCCCATTCCTGGTATTACTAAGGTTGTCTCTTTAATGAGTAGGAGCGCATCTTTAAATAGGCGATGAGCAAGAGATTCTCCACCGCCATCGTTTCCATTTGGATTGCCAGTTGGATTGCCAGCCCCATTTTTATAGTAAAATAAAGGTTTGCCATTTTTCGATACTCTGTGGCGCATTGGTTTTCTTGGCCAATCAGAGCTGTAATAATCAATATCAAATGGTTTGCCATTATTTTCTAGGTCGCGTTTTCTTTTTAACGCCTCTGCCGTAATCCACGCGCCGCCAGTTGGGTAGAGGTATGCCCAGGGATTTTCAACGGATTTAACTACTTTATCAAAGCGTTTGCTCTCGATGTGTGTCATTTGTCAAGTTATCCGCTATATATTGTATAAGGAGAGAACGAAAGATATTGTGTTCACGATATTATGATAAGTCAATATGAATATTGTTGACCTAAGTGTTCGAGTAACAAGTTTTATTTTTCATTATCTATTAAATTATTTTAAATTACTTTTACAGGATGACGATGGAATTTTCGTGTTGCAGTTGTGACTTGATGAAACAAGAGTCAAGAGTGATGTGTGGTTGGTGTGGGAGTGTGGTGTCTGTAGAAAAGGAAAAGCCCGCCAAGGGGCGGGCTTTGGGTGGCAGCTACGCAAGTGTGCATTTCGAACGGATGATGTAATGGGTGGCAAGAGCATCCAGACGGGGTGTGACTCGCGTCGCCGTATTGGTAAGAATACCGCAGTTGGGCTGTGATGGGGAAGGCGACTTAAGGGCTGTCGTAAGGGGGAGGAGTCTTCTAAAACTGCTATCGTCCTCCCTTGTACAGCAAGGGAAAAGCGCCGTGGTATCTACCCTTCAATATTAGACTCTCTATCTTGCAAAGCCTGAAAAAACAATGTATTGTGATTGTCTGCGGGTCTGCATGGGGTGCAGAGGGTCGGAAGTTCGAATCTTCTCACCCCGACCAA